ACCCCGCAGAAAAGGAAACCAGATGGGAAGTGAGAGCAGAAAACTACAACCACAAAAAGGAGAAATACGATGAGTAAGTTTGATGATCTAACAATAACAGAAGCAAAAGAACTAGCGGCGATGTTTAACAACATGCCAGTTAAATCTTGCAACGGAAAACATCCCATGATGGGTAAACGTTGTTTGATCCGCACCTACAGCGCTGGTGTTCATATTGGCGATATTGTCCATATCGATGGCATGGAAGTTAAGTTAGAAAATGCTCTACGCCTTTGGAAATGGGAAGGTGGAGGATTGTCGCTTAGCGCTGTTGCGAATGACGGTATTAAAAGCGGTCGTTTGAATAAAACAGGTGAAGTTTATCTCACCAATGTCATTGAGATGATCCCGACGACAAAAGAGGCGGAGAAAACCTATGCAAAGTTTGTTGAATAGAACTCACCATAACCATAATTGTTCCAGCTCCGGCTCCGGCTCCGGCTCCGGCGACGGCTACGGCTCCGGCGACGGCTACGGCTCCGGCTACGGCTCCGGCGACGGCTCCGGCTACGGCTCCGGCTACGGCTCCGGCTACGGCTCCGGCTCCGGCTCCGGCGACGGCTACGGCTCCGGCGACGGCTCCGGCTACGGCGACGGCTACGGCGACGGCTCCGGCTACGGCTAAACCATGACACCGCATCCTATCAGGCCCGAGGGGGAATAGATGAGTGTATATGATCCAAACATGGTGGGGATATTTCAGAAGGATTTGGGGTACTGGCGCAGTCGAGCTGCCCAAATAGAATGGCGACTAGCTCGTGCAAAGGCAGAAATTAAAGACATGGAAAAAGATTTTAACGAAAGTATCCAGAACGTAAAATTTCTTGAGGCCAAGAATAATGAAAGGCTCGGATAAAATGACCACAACCCCCACACTACCCGATGAATTGAAGAAGGGTGACGTCAGTAAAATATCTGGTGGCTTAATCGGAGCAAAGCATTATTTGCTCGAACTCATTATGTGCCAAAAAGAAGAGCGGTTAGGAGAGCATGTTTTAAATAACGACCAACTAGGTTGGATGACAGAGATGCGAAAAGAGGGGCTTGTGTATAAAGAAAATTTCTCTCGGTCACAATGTGGAGTTTTGCATAGTAGTTGCCCATATTGGATGCTTACTAATTTAGGCGCAAGAGTTTTTGAGCATTACAACGAATATAGGCAACGATAATGACCAAATACCTCGTCGCATTTCTCATTATAGCTGCATTCTGTGCCGGGATAACCTTCCGTGGTTCATTGATCTATCAACAGACGGTCAATTATTTAATGTTGCAAGATGGTCAGAAGATCTATGTTGGAAAAGACGAACATTTATTTGTTAAACAAGAGGATGCTGTGTTGCCGGGAGATACGGGTGGGATTGTGTTGCCCGATCCGCCGCCTCCTGATGAGTCTTTGCCAGTAATTATTACGACAATGCCACCAACAACAGAGGAACAAAAGAAATGACAAAATATGTTTGTGGCGTAGACCCTGGAACTTTTGGAGCAATATGTCTTTATAATCCTGAATTACCTTTAATACTTTTTGACATGCCAATTCTTAAGATTTCACGTAATGGTAAAGAACGTAATCAAATAGACCTTTACGCTCTTGCCAGATGGGTGGATGAGCATTCAAAGGACATTAAACATGCCTACATAGAAAACCCTCAAGGAATGCCTGCCATGGCCTCAAATTCGACCTACAGGCTAGGGTTGAATTGCGGGATAGCTCAGATGGCAATTGCAGCGAATCTCATCCCAATGACCTTAATTGCGCCAGCAACGTGGAAAAAAGCTATGGGTTTAGGTAAGTCCAAGGATGATTCAAGGCTAAAAGCCTCTCAACTTTGTCCTGTCCAGAGTAGTCTTTTTTCTCGTGCAAAAGATGACGGCAGAGCAGAAAGCTTACTTTTAGCGATTTACGGCCTTAAAATGGCGGGGAATCCCGGTTAAACTCCCAAGATTCGCATCCGATTGGCTTAGTTTCTTCAGGCACCATGCTATCCCACTTTTTACAAGCCCCTTCATTATAGTTAAGGCAGTTCGAACAAGGGGTATTCACAGGAATTTTTGACACATAATCCATGACATTTTGAAGGGCAATTATGAGGCTATTCTTATCATGGGCATTAAAAGGCGATGTCATGTTCTCTCTCCTCAGTTGATTGTATTACTTTACTGTTCATGTTTCCTTCTTCGAAGACCATCGGCTTGTCAGATTTCACAAAGTCATAAGCTAATATTCTTATCCAACTTCCATCTTTTTTGACTTTGATTCTAGCAACCCTTGTACTATCAATTTCTTCCATACGTCCTAATGCTTCTTCCACATTGGTGGGGGGCAATTGTCTACCACCTCTTACCATCCACCATTCTTCTGCTTTTTTTCTAGGAAACTGTTTTTCATGGCCAAAACATACCCATTCTGAAACCCACGCATGGGGAGTTTTATACATAACTCTCAAACTCGATGGTTCCGTTTGTCCAAACTTTATATTTGGCTCGTATGTCGTCGTTAGAACTTTGAACCACTGTGGAATTTCACTAATAACTGGTTCATTGGACATTGGTGCAGCAGAAGATGCCTTAGTTGCATGTTTTATTTTACGTTCATGACCTTCAAAAATATAACCACAATCTTCACATTCTTTTTGATCTACAGCACATACGCTCTGACACTTTGGACATATTTTTCCTTCGCGTATCTCTTTCTTTTTGCGAGAGCCATCCTGTGGAACTATATGCGTTATTGGACCGTGACGTTCAAAATTTTGAGCAAAATCAAGAATAAGACAATTTTCTTTTCCAGGACTTAATCGCATACCGCGCCCACACATTTGAGTCAGAAGTCCAGGACTCATGGTAGGACGAAGCAAACAAATCATATCAATATTCGGCGCGTCGAAGCCTGTTGTTAAGACGGAGACATTTGTTATAGCTCGAATGTTACCATTCTTAAATGCAGACAAAATACTGTCTCGTTCAGGTTTTGGAGTTCTCTCGCTAATAGTTTCTGTTTTTATACTAAGTTCATTCAATTTGTCTCGCACATGTTCTGCATGATCGATCGTAATACAAAAAATCAACCACGTTTTTCTTTCTGCTCCATAACTTAGTAATTCTTTGATAGCTGCATTTGTCATTCTATCATTATCAAATTCATTCAATGCTTCTTTGATGGAAAATTCTCCAGCTTGGATGGCTAATTTGTCTGTTTCTCCATGAGCTATCGCGCCTTTACTGATTAATGGAGATAGAAATTTATCTTTCACTAATTTTGTAAGAGGCAAGTCGTAAGCAATATCAGAAAATATTGCGTCTTCTCCTGTATGCAAATAGCCAGACCTAAGACGGTAAGGAGTTGCCGACAATCCAATCACTCTTAATCCTGGATTTATTGCTTGCATTCCTGATAAAAATGTACGGTACATTCCACTATCACTGTCTGAGATTAAGTGGGCTTCATCGATAAGAATTAAGTCTCTCCATCCTATAACTTCTGATTTTTTATAAACAGATTGGATACTCGCAAAAGTAATTTTATTGTGAGCTTGTCTTTTGTTTAAACCCGCTGAGTAAATCCCAACATTAGCTTCTGGCAATAATTTCAACAATGCAGAATAATTTTGAGAGACCAGCTCTCTGACATGAGTAAGAAGTAATATTCTTTGATTTGCAAATTGCATTGCATCTTCACAGACCTTAGCCTGCACCAAAGATTTTCCCGAACCAGTCGGTAAGACTAACAGGGGATTGCCAGTCTCATGGTTGGCAAACCAATTGTATAACGCTTGCACAGCATCAAGTTGATAAGGTCTAAGTTCAAGCATCTTGCCAACAAAATTCTCTGAATTTACACCATTTACAAATAAACATTTCTGGTTTGCTTGCCGCTCTCTCTGGCGGTTCTTTAGCTTTCAGAATGCGATCTTTTTTGGTTAGCATTGCCTTATAAACAACTGGTTGAAATTCAGTGCGACAACTAATCTCGTCTCTTCCGCCAGGAGTGGAGCAAACAAGATAATGCCTATCAATAACAGTGTCATAAATTTCTGATAATTTACCCATATAAATTTGTGCTTGAACAAAGAATGTATAATCCCATTCTTTGAGAGCGCCTTTATTGCCAAATTTTTCAATACACTTTTTTAAATCATTAAACTTTTTTTCATTGCAAGCTTTGGCTTCGAAAATATGCGTCTTAGTTGGAGCTTGAAGCAATCCTTTGATAATACCATCCACATGACCGCCGAACCTTCCTTCTTGAAATCCAATTTGTTCTTTTGTTACTTCATCGATATCCCATAACTGGATCCCAGAAACTAAACGAAGTCGATCCTTGATAAGCTGTTCTGTGCGATGCCCGTCTTCTATCGCGGCACATCCTTTGTATTCGATTGGTTCAGCTTTTTCAGCATGATAAAGTTGATAATAAATAAAACGTTCACATTCATGGCCGAGTGTACTTGCCCCCAGATAATCACGTTTCGGTTTAGAATTATCTCTATCTTCTACCGCTTTACGCATAGCGACAAGAGTAGGATCTTCATCCATGTTTGGAAGTAAAACCATGATTAGCCCTTAATACAAACGACTTGTTTAAGCGTATGCACTATCTCAACTAAATCCGATTGTGCGGCCATGACAGCATCTATAGATTTATAAGCCATTGGAGTCTCATCAATTACATCTTTGTCCTTCCGGCATTCAACCCCCATGGTTGCCTGTATATGATCTTCAACAGTATATTTTTTAGCTGCTGCTGTGCGAGACATTCTGCGGCCAGCTCCATGAGAACATGAGCAAAAACTATCTTCATTTCCTTTGCCGCAAACTATATAAGACTGAACGCCCATTGAACCAGGAATAATACCCAAGTCGCCTAAACGCGCACGTACAGCACCTTTTCTCGTGAGCCATACATTTTTACCAAAATGGTGTTCTTTGCTCACATAATTGTGATGGCAATTTACTGCCATTAATGACGTTTCAAAAGGTCTACCCAATGATTTTACTATTGCTGATATAACAAGTTCCATCATGATTTCACGATTGGCCAACGCAAAACTTTGTGCCCAATGTAAAGCCTTCATATAATCAGCAAATAATTCTGAACCTTCAGGAATATACGCCAAATCCACATCAGGCAAATTAATAAACCATCGACGCATATCTTCTTTGGCTTTTTCAATAAAGTATGATCCGATTTTATTTCCAATTCCACGTGATCCGCTGTGTAACATAATCCATACATCTTGATTTTCATCGAGGCATATTTCGATGAAATGATTACCAGTTCCAAGAGTCCCAAGATGTGCAATACAACCTTCAGAAGCACGCTCTATTTTTTCATGCTTGGTAACAATTTCGGCCAATCCGCCAGACATAGAAGCAAATTTGCTCATTACACTTGTTGGAATATCAGTATGACGACCCTTATCGTTCGCACCGCCATTGTCTGAACGGCCATGAGGAACTGCCATTTCAATCGAAGATCTCACTGCAAATAAATTGTCCGGTAGATCTTTTGCTTTTAATGAAGTCTTAACGGCCATCATCCCGCAACCAATGTCAACGCCGACAGCAGCTGGAATTATTGCACCAACCGTTGGTATTACTGAACCAACTGTCGCCCCCATTCCCCAATGTACATCAGGCATTACGGCTATATGTTTATGAACAAAAGGCATAGACGCAACATTTAATAGCTGTTGACGTGCAGCATCTTCAAGTTCTACGCCATCAATCCATGCTTTAATTGGTTTTTTATTTTCTTCTACGATAACTTGCATCTAATTCTCCATAAATTGGTCAGGAAGGGAGGATTTGAACCTCCGACCCCCGCATTCCAAGTGCGGTATTCTAACCAGACTGAACTACTTCCTGAATGATGGAAGCGAGTAGGCGTGTAGCGACGCCTCGTGTTAGTTTCTCCCTTTCGGGCTACCCTCCATGTGCGATACCAAGGAGGCTCTCGCCTTAACACTTACCTCTTAGCCCAAGCTGGACGACCACCCACACTCGCGCCCACTGCTTGTGCAGGATCTGGAGCTGTCTGATGGTTTTGTTGAGGCGTTGCTGCGACTGGTTTTGCAACTGCAGGCTGTGCAGCCGATCCACCGATTGACTTCACAGTTCCTTTACGGAAAATAAGTTTATTCTTCGCTGCATAATTATCCTTTGCAGGATCGACACCAACAGTTCCTAAAAACTTCTTGAAGTGCAACGAAGAGCTATCCCCATTGGGGGCGTTAGGTTGTCCGACAGCAGCTTCACACAAAGCCTTCCACTGAGATTTTGCAATATCAGTAGCTTGCTGGCTCTTGTTCCAAAGATTGAACATGTGGAAAACCTTACGTCCTTCAAATTCACCTTCTGCAACTGTAAATGTGCAGCTAAGATATTCTCCATCTCCTGCGTTTGTTGCTTTCCTCTCTGAGGCTTCCATGTAAAGTATATATTCACCTGGAGGAAATACAGTAAAGCCTTCATTCAATTCTTCTGCGTTGCTTGTATCAACATCCTGCATCTGGGCCATTTTTTATTCTCCTTTTTGTTTAGTGCGTGTCTCTGCGGGATTGCAGTTTTCCGTCCTAAGCAGCTTCTTGTTGTGTCGTCATTGCTTTATTCAATTCAGCTTCTAAAGAAGGCCAATCAAAAGGTATCGTCGCTGGTAAACCAAAACGATTCCCTGCGAGATAGGCCGGACTTTCTTGAGTGTGAAAGAATACTCTCTCACTCGTTCCTGCCTTTTTGATTTCTTTAAGTCCTTCTTTTTTCTTTGTAACAAAAGTTTCTTTATTCACGAATAATATACCATCAGCCCACTCTTTAATTATGGAGGCTGAAGAGCTTCCTTTGTCGTTATTTCTTAACTTCATCGTGTATCGATCATAACTCTCAGTCAATGGATTATCATAACGTGTGATAACTTCATGAGCTAACATTATGATCATAATGCCCTTATGAACACGAAGATCATCCAATGCACTTAACACAGTCTTCCAGAGAGTTTGAGCCGTGGCATAACCCGCGCCATAACCAACATCTGCAATCGAAGTCTTTCCATGTTCTTTTGCAGCCTGTTCAAATAACAGTGTTTCAATCCAGTCTATCGTATCAAGCGTGCAGATATTGAAAGGATGTTCTTGGGTATAAAGTCCCTCCAAGGCACCCATGAACTTATCATAAGAATCAAGTTCGCTCTTTTCAATACGAGCAGCATTATGAAATCCAGAACCACCCTCCACGTCCAAGATAATGTTATTCGGTATGGTGGAAGCAAGATGTGTTTTACCAATCTTAGGCGGTCCATACATTACCAAACGTGGGGGCGTGAGAGACTTACTGGTAGTAATTTTACTGAAATCGATCATATTTAACTTCCTTCCTTGAGGTTCAATAGTGAAAAAATCTTGATAGCATGTGCTGCTTGTGTCTTGGCGTCATCAAGAGCGTTGTGATGAGTGCCAACTCTTTCTAAAGTTATCGGACCATGATACATTGACCTTAAAGTACGATAACAACGATTATTCCAAAACCTCCAAGGATAAGCCATAGAAGCAGCTTGATAAGCAGCGGCCAGAACATTGTTGTCAAAATCAGAGCCATTGCCCCACATGCGAATCTTTTTAGCTTCATTCATACCGTGGAGATAAAGTTCAAAATCTTTAAGAACTTTAGGTAATTCTGGAGCATTAGGAGAATTGCTTTCTCTATATGCGGCTTTAGCCTCTTCACTTTGTTTCTCCCACCAATCTAATGTTTGCGCGTCATCTCTCAATCCATGATTTCTACAAGATTGATGACTTACTATTGAATAAAATTCTTTTCCAAGTCTACCAGTTTGAAAACTAAACTCTACAGCCCCAATAGAGATTAATCCACATCCGGCAGATGAACCAAAAGTTTCGAGATCTAGCATCACATGTGTCATATCTTACTCATTTTCCAAAGAGAACGAGGGCTTCTTGTCGGTTAATGTTAGGGCTTTGCAAATTTCTTTATATGCTCCAGGAATATTTTCCTTTACATATTTGATTGCAGTACCGTCTGGTTTCAATTCCTCTTTGAATGGAAATGGAACATTTGCCTTCCATGTCGTCTTCAATTCTTGTAAAATATCTTGATCATACTTTTCGTAGAAACCAGTTGTAATTTTAAGTCCTTCAAAATGAGTTGTGCCTTTTTCTGGCAATTTATCTTTAACTGATTCGAAAATAGCGTATTGAGCCTCTAAGACTGCTCGATCAGCAAGGTCAGCCGCCATCTTTGCGGCTTTGTAATTATCAAGTAGATTTTGATCAAGCGGATGAACTTCTTTAGCCATTTTGTGCTCCATTATTTGGTTGACAATTACACCGTAATACATTAATTTACTTTTGTCAAACAAAAAATGTATGGAGTATTACATGACTAAAAGTGATAGTAAGACTACTATGGTCAGCATGAGATTGCCAATACCTTTAATTCAATGGCTTAAAAAGATCTCAAAAACTACTAATAGAACTGTTACAGGAGAAGTGATCCATCGGTTGTTAGAATCTAAAAAGCAAACCAGTTAACGCTTTTTAACTTCTAATTTCAGGGTATTTCTGTGTCATCACCATTTTCTTTATCTTATAAAAAACTTATTGCTATGGGATACAGTCCAATTCCTATTATGACGCTTAGTAAACGTCCAGCTATTCCCAAATGGCCAGAATTCGGCATTACTCCTGCCGATGAATCGACACTTGAACGATGGAGTTATTGGCCAGGAATGAATGTCGGAGTATGTGGTGGTGTAGGTGGAAAAATTGTTATTGCTGATCTTGACCATAATATAGATGGTTTACACGAAAAAATTAAATCAATACTCCCACCGTCGCCTGTTGGTAAAACAGGAGCGATAGGTGAAAGTTGGTTTTATCAATTCAATGGCCAGAAAAGTCAGGGATTTTCTAAAGACGGTCAACGAGTTTTAGATATTCTTTCTCAAGGCCGTCAAACCGTTATACCGCCAAGTATACATCCAAATGGACATCCTTATCGTTGGATCACAAAACAAACATTAGAAGATACGCCATCCTATGAACTACCAAACATATCCATCCAACATCTTCATGAGATCGCAGCTTTATTTAAATCACAACCAATTTTGCATGTTCCAGAGCCGAGACACACTGAAGTCTATGCCGACACAACCACAGAAGAAATAGCAGCAGCATTAGAATATATCGATGCCGAAGATTACAGTAGTTGGATAAACGTAGGGATGTGTCTTAAAGATAAATTAAGACAAAAAGGTTTTCAACTTTGGGACAACTGGAGTGCTAAATCTCAAAAATACAAACAATCTGAAATGCAAACAAAATGGAATAGCTTTAAAGGCAGTGGACTAACTATAGCGTCAATTTTTTTTACGGCGATGGACTCAGGATACATCAACACACCATCAGAATTCCTTGATGCAGTGTATGAAGATTTCGAACTTGATGGCAAAAAAACAGGCTACTCTAAACCGGAGACAGTAGCTGCAACTGTAATTACAGAAATTGAGAAACCCAAAAAAACAGATCTTGTTACTTTTCCTTCAGAACTTTTAAAGGCTCCAGGATTGCCTGGGCATATCGCTGAATTTATAAATCGTACTTCTCTTATGCCTCAACCAGTGTTGGCGCTCGCAGCAAGTCTAGCTGCTGCAGGATCTCTGATGGGCCGCAAGGTTCGTGGTGATACCAATGTAAGGACTAATATTTATATTCTTGGATTAGCTCCTTCTGGATCTGGAAAAGATCACGCTCGAACAATTATCAAACGCATGTTCCATGATACAGGACTTGGCAAATTAGAATTGGGAGTCCCTGCTTCCAGTGCTGGCCTCGTTAGTGCCTTACAGGCAAGTGGTGAAGGTAGAGGCATTGTTCTATGGGACGAATTTGGGAGAGTTTTAAAACAAATCATGGGACCGAAAGCTGGTACTCATGAGCGTGATATTGTCACTGCCATGATGGAATTGTTTTCATCTTCTCAATCAATTTATATGGGTAAGTCTTATGCTAATCACGATGGTAAAAAACCATCCAAACCTATAGACCAGCCATGTCTTTCGATTTATGGGACAAGTGTTCCTTCTCACTTCTATGATTCATTATCAGGCAGTGACGCAATTGATGGATTTCTATCTCGATGGTTATTGTTTGAGTCGAAGGACTACACCATGGAAGAAGAAGATCCAGAATTAGCTTTTTCTGCTGTTCCTCAAGCCATGATTGATTTGTGCAAAAAGTGGAAAGAAATGCCCTTTAATTCTGATGTTAACAAAGGCAACTTGGATGATGCTGTGAGGGTAGTGCCAAAATTAATTCCTTGCAGTCCACAGGCCAGTGTTCACTTAAAGGCTTTTGCTACAGATACAAGGAAATCTGCCATGAAGAAGGAGCTTTCAGGTGATATAACAGGCTCTATTTGGTCAAGAGCTGGAGAGCACGCTAGACGATTGGCTCTCATAGGTTGTGAAGGTGATGTCATAGAATTAAAAGTTGCAGAGTGGGCCGTGAAACTAGCTAAGAATTGTTGCGATTATATGTCTTATGCAATTAATGATTATGTATCTTCATCAGAACTTGAATCACAAACCAAACGTGTTCTACGTTATGTGAGAGACAGAAAATCAGCAGGAGATGGATGGATTAGCCGGGCTGAATTAACAAGGGCATTTCAAGCAATCCAAGCTAGAACTAGAAATGAAATTTTATCCTCACTAGCAGAACGTGGCGAGTTGATAGAGGAAAGACACGCTGGCTCTGGCCGTCCAAAAATACGTTATAAGGCTACCTAATTTTCTGAATATTAGGAATATATATTGCTTTGCGTTTCCTGGTTTTCTCTTTTGGAGCAGGAACATATGTAATTCTTAAGTGATTTTCGCAATACGGCCTTCCAACAACAGTTGGCTCTCCGCAGAATACTATATTTGGCACATGACCATTTGGATATAGACAACAACCACTTGGCGGAAAATGAATCATTTTGCTTTCCCCATGATTTTATAGAGTTGATAAATAACTTCACCAGAAAATGTGCGTTTACTTGATTTTCTACGTTGGTTTATCCAATCTATAATATCCATGGGAAAACGAATTGCTTTGTAAATTTTCTCAATCATTCTGTCCTCTTGACTTTTAAGATATTTGTGTTACACTGTTACACAATAAATATCAAGCACTATAACCATCGGGAGTTAAGTATGAGTAAAAAAGTTGAGCCGACTCAATCTGAAATTGAAGCCGCACAAAAGATTGATGTGCAAGCAGCCACTCTTGTTGGCACAGTACGAGATGATGTTTTGAGCATTTTCAAAAATCATGGTGATTGGAAAAAAATTCCAGAAGCCAAGCAACGTGATATCGCTCATGCTGCTGAACAGCTTTCAAAAGATCTAGTTAGAAAAGTCTCCCGCATTATTGCAGGTAGAGGATTCGCCTCTATCCATGGTAATTTGCAAGCTATCAATGTCAAAGATGGATTGAAGCTTACAATCTCTGCTTCCAAGTCTGTTGAGTGCAGACGTGAACTTATGGACCATCAAGGTGGAAGTGTGACGATTGTTCTAGCGGACATTTCTCCATATATGATGGAACGCTCTGAGCCTGACATCGATGTTGATGAACCATTGCTGCCGATCGTAGAGAAGCCAGTTAAATCAAAAAAGAGGTAGATATGTCTAATTTCTCATTAATATTTGAACCACAAAACCTGCAAGTAGTTACAAACACTGCTTTTTTGGTTTCCTTATTTTGGCTAAGTTTGATCTGCATACTTGCAGCACTTCATGATCCAAATAGTGGAAAATCTTATGAGAATTATAATAAAAAAGAAGAGATAATTACTTACAGGCCAATCTCAAAATCTAAGCCAGTGCAGAAAAAGAAATCAAGTAAACCCAAACAAAGGAGAAAGTCATGAAAAAGTTAGTATTGTTATCTCTCGTTGCATTGTTTGCAATGGGCGTAAGTAAGTCACAAGCTCATCCGATCGTTCCGATCGTTTTGCCGTTGGATGCTGCCGGATCAACATTCTTCTCGATCCCTTTCGCCGCAGCCACAGCAGTTATGATTACATCGCCCTTATGGATTAACGTCGATGCATGGACGCCAGTAGCTTCTAAGGTCAGTTATGAATATCCAGACCACGGAGTTAAATTTGGAAATAAAGATTTTGAGGCCGGACGATAATATTAAGAATAAGTATTAATGAAGGGGTCGCATTAACCTGCGATCCCTTTTTCATATAATAAAATATTATGCCAAGCCATAAGACCTTCATGCCAATCAGTAGGTGTTTCTTGAAGCGCAATTGGCTCCACAGCAGCTACAGCTAATTCTGTCCCTATCACAAGCGGGACATCAGTTACAGGGTCCACGCCATTCTTATATGAGGATTTAGCGTATGGCGCTAAGAATTGGGCGAATTGTTGGCATCCTGGCTTGGGAGATCCGAAGGTTGTGATCTTGGCTGGAACACCTCCCGCAAGGATATATCTCCCCGCCGCCAACTGAGCGCGCGCTGCCCCAAGGCTATGGCCGACGAAAGATGTACCTGCACTGAGATAGGGGGCAACTTTGGCAAAGAACTCATCTAAACCCTCATCAAATCCATCGTGAATTGTGCCAAATTGAGGGTGAGATTTTGGATAACCTAGTTTAAAGACTTCAAAATCCTTCATCCAATCAGAGAATGTATAGGAACCGCGAAAGACTAAAACATTATTCTTAAGACCTGCACAGATTCCGTCCGGTGCTGTTCCATCATAATATTTGTCCCAACCCTGAAAAGATGAGTCATAGATGGTGGCAGCTAACCGGACAAGATCTGCGTCTTCCATAATTAGGCAGCGGCAGGAGGCGTGACTGTTGGAGCAGGCGTTGGAGTAACTACTGGAGCCGGTGTAGGAGTCGCGGCAGCTGTAGCCGCAGCCTCTGCCATAGCAACCATCGCAGGAATCTGTGTATCAATAAAGGTTTGCAACAACGTGGCTGTATCTTTTAAAGCTGCAGAAGTGCCCGTAGGAACCAAAGCTGCTACAGCAGCCTGAAATGCAACGCCTTGGGCCACTGCCGTCTCGACAGTGGGATTGGTTTTCACTGCCGTTAAGTAAGCATCAACAGGTGCTTGGAAGATTACAGACTCATCTTGCAAAAGAGTGCCAAAGAGGGTCGCTGCGAAAACTGATAGTTGTGACATGTGATATCTCCGTTAAGTTTTTGAGTTTAGCCATTTGGACAAAAGGACGTGGCCGATCATGGCAAATAACATAACCACGGTTGTAAATATTGTTTGTAGACCCTGCTCGACAGCTTCAGGGGGGATTGCTTCAGCAGGATGAGCAGCATGGTAGTAATACGTAAAGACAGTTGCGATCGCTCCACCCAACGTAGAGGCCGTCAAGCCTGTGGCAATAATGCCTCCTCTATTTTGTGGTTGAACATCTGTCATGGACATAAAATTACCAAAAATAGTTAATTATTTCAAGTGTAAATTGTTAAGTCGTCGGCCCCTTTAATTGCCTGTCAAGACAAACCTTTAACGAAGTACGTTCTATTTCTCTAAGGGCATCAGGTTTTATTGTAAAGACAGTATCTTTTTGATCATTAAGGAATGTGGCAACTACTGGAATACCATCTTTTTGATCATCAACATTTAGGCAAACATCATTGGGTGTTAATTCTTTCAGAACATCAGGATTGACTTTTGTTCCAAAGCAAACCTCACGTTTTGCGTGAGTGAAAGACATACCCATAAGTCCGATTACAAAGGGACCCTTCTCTGAAGGAACTACCACTTTTGCGATAGCGCCTGTAATGTCACATTCTCCAGCATTGGCGACCATACTTGTCGCTATCAATGCAGCGGCTAGAAAATTCCTCATGTGTTTGTCCTCCAGTTTTTTGTTTCAAAATGATCCAAATCCACCGGATGGTGCCACTCACCACCCCACGTCATACCAAGAGATTCGCCAATGGTTCCTGCTTGGTGGTATCGGGGATCTGCGCCGCTTGAGACATAAGTTCCGTCGCTCTCAAATACTCCAAAATCGAATGCCTGTGCTGCGGGATTTCCCGCGCTATCAACGCAATTGTGAGCGCTCTGACCACCTTTAAGCTCAGTGATAATTTTACCAGCTGCTGTTCTTCCTTGTGCATAGTCAACATCTTGTTCCTCGTTTGAACGATAAGTACAAATTAATTTTACAATGATTCCTTGATCTGCACATTGATCAATAAAATCTTGTGCTATTGGCTGAAGAGAGGCTGATAAATCTTTTATATCGCGTGAGGCCATCTTTATAAGTGCATCAGTTTAATAATGATTTCTCCCACGACGGCCATCGTGCCTCCGGCACCCCCGACGGCTGCGGCAGTCCATGCTTTATTTTGAGATGAAGCCCCACGATTCTCTGCTTGCTCAATCTGCACTGTTCCGAGACGACTTGTTAGGTGATCAACAGCAGCTGTATTTTCTTTAAGTGCAACTTTTAAGTCCTTCATATCATCCTCATAATTGTTCATTCTGTTCTCTATCACAGCAACTTTTTGTTCAATTGGAACTGACATTTTTTATCTTCCTGTCCATATTTTCTAATGGGGGGTCCCATTAAACCAAAGTTTATCACCAGATGTCGTGGCTCCGGTTAAAGCACAAGTTGTCTGTGTAGAAGCACTCATAGCAAAGTTAACACCAGTTGTTAAATCACCACCAACGCAATTCCAGCCATTTGGTACTGTTGGAAGCGTGAGAGTTAATGTGCATGTGCTTGTTGTACCACTCGTCACCCCACCACTATAAATACCGCCATTCAGAGCACTAAATGAGCAGCCAGATACGGTTGGAATAACTGTTGTGTCAATAACAGGAAGACCTCCAATGTTTCTTTTATAATGTGTGATCGCGGTATTAGCAGGATTTTCGAACGCTGTATTAAAGCCTTGGCGTTCTTCTCCACCATCAAAAATTACATAATCAACAGACGCACTACCAGTAGTGGAGAGAACATATTTTGATTGTTGGCTGCTAGGAGCGCCTGCGCCTCCAAAGTTGTGGTAATCCATACTAACGCCAGAAAATGATATGTCTGACCCAGTGCCGCCTAATAAAACTTGAGAATAGGCAGAGCTTCCTGGGTTGCAGTCATTTCCTTGCATCCACCCGCCAGTGATTTGAAGGTGTCCCCATCCTGATCCTACAGTTGCGACAGCACATTGAGTCGCCTGCCATTGAACGCCTGTAAGTTGAGTATTTGTCACACTATCAAATATAACCCCATATCCTCCGCTTTCGAATCTCCCACCAGTCATGTGGCTTGAATTCGAGCCAAAGCCAGAAGAAGAAGGGCCGTCATACCAGTTGGTGTTGTAATTATTAGTAAATACAGTATTTTCAAGATTAAAATCTGTTAGGCTACCATTGACTCCAATTCCGTTTTCACCAAACCAACCATTCCTAATAAAACCAGTCCCACTAACATTTGGTGGAGAGGAAGTTATTGTTATTGTGCCTGTGGCTGATGAGCTTTGGCTAAGAATGTAAGTGCCTGCAGCTCCGCCAGGAGGGGCGGAATTAATAACAGAATTGGCTGCTATACCTGTGCCGGTGACAGTTCTGCCGACAGCAAGAAAGTCTGATGGGTTGCTCGGGTAATTAGCTAAGGCATTCGATGTGATAGCTGTAATCGTCATTGTATTGCCAGTTACAGAGCCCGTGGCAGTAATCGTTTTGCTCCAATCAAGTGGCGTGCCGAATCCTACTGGGCATTGAGTGACGCCAACATGATCGAGCGTTACCCAATCAGCATTCAGCCCAGCTTGAGCTGTGAATCCAAAACCTGCAGAAGATTGACCCTGTGGGAGATAAGGAAAACTAGCGCATATTAATACAAAATCTTTAAACCTGGTTCCATAGGTGGTGTTTAAATTAATCCCCATGTTATTTGCAACGGGAGAACCACTTGAATTATCTACGTCATCTGAAAATCCATTAAATGCCACATATAGGGGGGTAGCATCTTGATTGGGATAACCAGTTAATTGGTTGTATCCCATACCTCCCTCATTGCCGACAAGAGCTGTATGGTTTGCCATAACTAAATTATGGATTAAGCAATTAGCAGGGAGTGAAACAATACCGCCACCCAATTGTGATGCCTTGGAAGCAGATTGAATTGCGAATGTATCATCTCTAGCAGTTGCAGGATTATTTGGATTTGACGGATAGCCGCCCATAACAGCATTTTTGTTTGACGTGTTGGACACCATATTGGCTCCTAGTGCCGCACAATTTGTAGAGCTAGAACATGTAAATGTTCCACTACCATTTGTAAATGTAGCGCCATTGGCGACCACAGCGGCGACATATGTAGTTGGCCCTTGATCCGTGTCATATCCTACGGAGAAAACTTTTCCTACATCGCCGCCCCCGAATTGGGTAGCTACACCTGGTTGGAATGTGTAATTATTTACTGTAACGAGAGGAGAGTTTGCTATCGTGTTGACCCCATTTTGGAGGGGATCGCCGTTAAACTGTTGAGTAAATAATTGAGTATTACATGTAGCCCCAAAATCCAAAGGATCTAATGCTCTGTTGGGGTTTAAGACTCCCTGAATAGCCGATGTGAATGCTTCAGCTATATGGCCTTGGCCAGTCGAGTTGTAATGGAAGGTCGATCCAAGAATATCTGTGGAGAAATTAAAATATTTTTGTACGTTAGCAAATACAACAGATAATCCATCAGCAGCTAATTGATTAGCTTGCGTCATTTGGTCTGTATTAAACGCAGCAATTGCTGTTGGATAAGTAGTAGACGTGTAAGCCTGCCCACCCAATACAACTGTTGGAGAGCTTCCTGGTAAAGGCACTCCAGGAGGTGTTCCAATTCCTTCAATAATTACTGTATTACTTGAAGATGTTGAAGATGTAACAGCGATATTGACTGTATGAGCACCAGCAACAGAAACCGGAATTCTAATACCGCCAAGAGTGAAACTGCTTAATGTGGGAGAATAAGTAAATGCATTATTGCCTTGCGTTGCAACCGTTGTTGTCGGGCCGCTATCAAGTCGATAAGTGAATGTTCCACCATTGCTGCCGTTCATACGGAACCAGAGATAGATTGGACCACCATTGGTGGTTGTGCTTAAAGCTAAAGTGCTGCCGTTTGTTTGGGAAACAACGCCATAAGATCCTCCGTATCCAGAATCATTTGACCAAGAGCCAGTTTGTGTCCCGGCTTGTCCATAAACTTTATAAGCATTAGGAACAGCCATCCATGTCAAAGCGCCCATGCGACATGTGCTTGTGTCTTGAAGATGTTGTGTATAAAATCCGCCTCCATATCCAACATCTTCAGAACTTGGTAGCCATGTAACAAAGTTGTTTCCTTGTAGAGTTGAGTTGCTATTAGGCACAATTTCAGTATTGACAACATCACAATCTAGGTGGCTGAAATCATTTAAAATGTAATAAGTTGGTCCCAATCCTAATCCTTTTGCTACTATTGCAGCGTAGCCATTTGTCAATGGCTGATATTGAGCATTATAACTGTCTGCATCACCAAAGACAGTATATCCAGACCAAGAATTTGCAGCTAATCCCCGAGATTGAGATGGGAATGAACCATTCGCATTTTTGCCCTGTACAGCTTGTCCATCAATATCAATCACAAGATTAGATGGCTGCCCCTGGCGATAAATCGCAAAATCAGTTACAGAAGCATTGTTAGTCAGACTCGGCCCGAATTGTGCCTCTCCACCATTGAATTGTATGTTATTATTATTGGATGGTGTTCCGTTGAAATCCAAAGTGTATGGAGGAGTTGTCGCATTATTACTGCCTAGTGGTGCTGTACTTCCTTCAGAATAGTTAGATAGGAATTTTACGTTTGAAACATATAAACCACCACTATTGGTACTGCCATTAAAGCAGATATGAGCGTCTTGACCAGCAGTAGTGTTACCCTGAAAGGCCCCTCCACCGTTGGCGTTTCCACGAAACCACCCACCAGTCATGTTGATTTGCGCCCAGAATGTATTGAGATCTAAACCACACCCAGAGTTACCATCAAATTGATTACCTTCCATATTGATGAGAGCGCCGGACTTAACAACAATACCCTCAAGATTAAATTCAAATCTATTAGATAAGAATCGTGCCGCCCCTGACGCTCCAACAGCACCTTCTGCTGGCCCTACAACCATACCCCCGGCGTTTCCATAACTCCCAAATTCTCCGTTCGATACAAAATCATTCCCAAGTATTTGTTGATCACTTAGAGGGCCGTAGATCCCTGCCGTTGTATTAGCTGTGAAGTTATTGAATCTTGCTACAGCAAAAATATACCCAGAATTGCCACCCGTAGGTGCTCCGAACCCTACTTGTCCTTGAAGGAACGTCATGTACTGCACAACAATACCAGGACTATTGCCACCTCCAGCGCCGGAGGAGCCATTGGCTCCGATAAGAACAGGAACAGCTCCAAATCCTAGAGCTTGCAGAGGCCCAGGCCCAGTAACAAGTAAATCAGTTATCTGAAAACCTTCGAAGAATTGTTGGTTTATTCCACTTATATTTATACCAAAGTTTGGCGCAAAACCTCTAGGAGATATAACGTACAAAACTGGCGTTGTGCCGTCGCCATGGTAAGTAGAGTTAGGATTGAAACTTTCCCCTATTAATGATGAAGCCTCATGCAAAATTGTGCCATTTGCTTGGCTACCATATATTGTGCATTTATCTGGGATTATTACATAACCGCCTGTTGCCACAGACGCTGTGGAGGCAGCGACAATACCAGCCGAGTCATCATGAGCTATAACTAAAGTGCTTCCTGTAGGGACTGCAGAGTTTAATGTAATTGTGCCACCAACACCGCTATTCACGCCAGTAACAGTAAATTGTGACGTATTTAAAATTGTGGCAGTACCACTATTATTAGTGGCTTCGTAGAAAACAAAAAAGTTACTATTATCTGTCGACGATGATCCTGTGAATGGAATTGTATAAGCGAATGTAGTGGTTGAACTATCGCCAGCATAAATATTGTACCCAGCACATAAGGCACCATATGCTGGGTCACGAGGATCATAAGCAGTTCCGCCAGCAATTTTGTTGTGAGCGGCTGCTGCAGCTAAAGCAGCCCATTGATTACTTTGATTGATAATAAAGTTTCCACTCACTCCAGGAGGGGGGGTTTGCCCAGCAAAAACTGGGGAACAAATAAGACATAAAAGAAGTGTAATAATCTTTCTCATACGCTTAACCATCCTAAACTTGTATCTATTAAGGTAATACTTCCAAAATTGGTGTACACTTCGTTGACTCCTAAAACTGTTCTGTTCACGCCAATGTTGTCTGTCCCTGCCGTACCCTTCATATCAAATATAATGATAATTCCTAATGATCCAGTGCTCGCGGGAATGTTTGCCGTTTTCGCTCCAGCAGTTGCACTATTGAAAATCAGAATAGTATTTATGACAGAAGCTGTTCCTGAAGTTCCTGATGTTACATCTACTTCATGTATAATGCCGCTGCCGCCCCCTCCGCTGCTTAAATTCGCAATTTGTTGGGTTGTGAAAAATTCTTCAACAGCAGAAAGCCCACCTGTCTCTGATATTCCTATGACTTTTACAAGTTCATTGCCAATTGGATTGGTCATGGGAAACTTTCAAATTGATTAATAGTTTGCGCTCCGCGGAGGAGGGCCAGAAATATAACCAGCCTAAACATGGTCCTTACCACATCCTACAGTTAAACTTCACAACGTCTGCGCTAACCGTGGTTCCTGTTATAGTTGCTGTTGTTGTTGTGTCGGCTGTCTGTGTTTGAACATTTGCCGTCGTTGTGCTGTCGTAAGCATTACAGAGCCACCCATTGTTGGCGATAATGTTGGCCGTACCGAATGGAGTGATTGTCACGGCACAAGAACCCGTCGTACCGGAAGTATATTTTCCTATATCACCGTTACCTGCTGGGGAGGTGGCCGTGCATCCAGATATTGTTGGGGCTGGCATTCCAACATTCCCCTGAAATACGCCGGTGATTGTTCCCAACATATCTAATGGAGAAGTTGTATTATTTGCTATGTTGTTGTTGGCAAAAAATGCCCCTGTATTGGTCACGCTGGTATTAACAGCAATACCATATTTTTGGGTTGACGCACCATCATCATAAAATGTGTTGTTGGTAACGGTCAGTTTTGTCGTATTGGAGCTGATGGCCAAACCACTTTTACGATAATCAGTTGTTCCAGAAATATTACCACAACTAAAGCCAATGTTGCCAGTAAAGACAATAGACTGAGCGGTGCCTGTTCCGGCAATTCCATAGCAAGCACTTCCGGCACCAGCGACTTGATTTCCGGACACTATTACGTCGGTCATAAATGTGCTGGCGTTGCTTGTGATTAACTCAACCCCGAAACCTGTCGGGTTAACTATGTTGTTTCCTGAAACCACCGTCTTGGCGTTTCCAAGGGGTGCTGTATTAATATAGTCTAATATAATTCCGCCATTTGTGCCGGAAACATAATTTCCAGTAATAGTGCTTTGTGTTCCAGATGGATTTGGCAGAGTGCCGTCATTTTGTGTGATGCCGTACCAATTAATATTATTATCATTGAAACCATAAATAAAATTACCAGTAATTGTCATGCCAGTTGTGCCAGAGTTACCTATACCAGCAGAACCGTTCACGCCATTATTCGCCGCATTAGAATTACCGCCTTCAAAAACTATGTTATTACTTATTACCGTAGAGGCTAAAATAGCTGTAGATACTTCGCTCTCTATAAAAGCTCCGAAGTGATTAGGGTTTACAATGATGTTTCCAGTAATGATATAAGCTTCGCCTTCCATGCCGTAGGCACCTTGGCCAATACCATTAGATCCTTGGGCATTACCGCCAAAACGGCCAGCGTTTTCTATGATATTATTAGTAACTTGACCATTAATTGCTGCATCAGTGGCTATTCCTGTCGCCATAGTGTCATGCACATAAAGACTATCAACAACGGAATGATAATTGCAAAACATCCCTATCCCCTTAGCACTAACATGGAAGGTTGCGTCTGTTGCCGATAAATCATCAATTTCAAAATTTGTTAAACGATTATTGCTCTGCAACAAAGCATTTGTTGGTGAACATGTAACATTATTCGATTGATTAATCCCATACAATACAGGAGTAAGCTGATCGGTTGCCGCAATCCACTTAATGATAGACTTCCCTGCGCCATATCCGGTGATGCTTACATTATTATCTACAATTACAGACGCTGTCGTAATACACATTCCTAGAGGCAATACCAATAAACCACCACCCGCGTTCTTCGCAGCTGTATCGGCTGCTTGCAAATTGGTTGTATCATCTGTACCAAAAACCACCGTGGCCTTACCTGTAATAGAACTCGTCGCCGTCGTGTTGAGTGTGGCGTTCCCACCTGCCACACTTAGAATAGTAGTATTGATAACTGGATATGCGCTCACAGAAAGACTAGAACCAGTATTCGTCGCTGCGTTGCTCATAGAGAAACCAGCCAAACCAGAACCCGTAGTGTAAACACCAGTAACGTAAGTTCCTTGAGGGATATTAGTGCCAACAAGCATCATGCCATTTTTTAGTCCAGACGTAGATCCAGCACTGGCAAATTTAGAACCATTGGTTGTCACCATTGTGCTTGATGTATAGGCAGTACCAGCCCAGACACTAATAATCTTCCCAACATCACCAGCTACGAATGTATAAGAAGCACTTGATATAACAGCATTCGAAGCTGTTGTAGTAACGTCCTGTAGGGTTTTACCGTTACAGAGCACACCATAATTTGTCACATATAATGGTGGTTGTCCGATTATACCTGAGAGTGCCGTCTGTGAAGCTGTTGTATTAGAGAGGCCCCCAAATGATCCGGCTATATTAGCTTGAATAGATCCTACGGGACTTCCTGGACTTCCACCGCCTCCGCTATATTGTGGGATGTTTAGAGTACCAGCTGAGAAAGTTGCAGCGCCACTAGAACCTGTCGTTGTTAAAGAGAATGGAGCAGACCAAGTATTATCACCACGGAAAAAAGTAGTAGAGCTTGCAGATGTTCCTGAATTGACCTGCGTGGTAGCAATATTACCAGATATATCAGTAAAGGCAGGTTGAGCTTGTGAAAATACACCAAGCGTTGAAAGACTAGTAAGGAATTGGTGAGAAACTCCCGTTGTTGATTCTACACCTCCAATGACTGAGGCACTTGATGGCTGTAACGTAACAGATCCTGTGCCAGTGATAGGAGATGGAGAAACAATAATACCACCATTGCCAGATGTAATACTTACAGATCCTCCACCACCTCCTGGTGCTTGAGTATTGCTGACAATTTCTGCGTTGACTACACTAGAAGCCAATAAGAATAAAAGAACGAGAGAGAGAATCTTTTTCATTTAGAGAATTTCTCCTGTGAAAAATGCTGTAGCCGAACCAGTAGAAGTAAAGCATCCTGTTGTGCTGAAGACTGCTGTAATGCCAGTGCTCATTTTCAATGGGAATGGAGTGAATGCAATTCCAATAGTGCCTGGAGCTGAAGGAATATAATAACAAGCTACAGGAGTCACAGCGCCATTTGCAGGAGCTGTCGCAGAGTTAAATACAAGAACATATCCTGCGGTACTAGTTGCTGTTACAGATAATCCAAACAATGTTCCGGCTGATGCCTTAAACACATGAGAGGCTTCTAAAGCTGCAGAATTCACTGGCGGAGATGATGGCTGATAACAAACTGAATTCTTAGCGTTGCACCCGATCGTTCCCATGTACCCAGGCAACGTAGTGGTTGCTGTAGATTGAGCAAAAACCGTTGACGGAATCAACAACAGTAAAAGTGCAAGAATTTTTTTCATTTAAGTCTCCTAATTAGCTAATCCGTATACTGGTTCAAAGTTATCAAGCCAAAAGCCTTCTGCCATTTTAATCTCCCATTGTTAATGACAACATATCGCGTAAGCAGTAATTGTTCCACAAGTCACCCCGGTGGTACACGTACATTCATAACTTGCTGTTGATGTAGGCGCTGAAGTACTGAATGTTGCCGCAGAAGCGGCTCCGCTACTTGTTTTACAGCCACCGCCTGTAAGCGTATAGCCACCAGAACACGCAGCCGTTACTGAACCTGTAGTAGCAGTTGTTACCTGAGTGCATGAAGTAAAGCCAGATGTTGATGGAGTCGCCCACGTACCATCTCCACGCCAATATGTTGAACTACTGGCAGACGTTCCACTATTTAAATTTGTAACCGGAAGATTGCCAGTGACTTGAGACCCGCTTGCAAGGTTGACCGTTGACCAAGAAGGATTGGCAGATGCGCCAGATGTTTGGAAAAAGTTACCAGAAGATCCAGGAGGCAATTCAACCCATGAAAGTCCTGCTCGATATATAATCGCGCCTTGTGTGGCCCCTAAAACGCTATCTAAATAAGCTGATAAAGTAGTACCGCCTGGAGTTGCTGTACTTCCACTTGTGTTGGCTAACATAGAGCCATTAGCAATCGTCCCAAGAGAAACTGTTACATTGCCGCTGGTGCCACCGCCGATTAATCCTGTGCCTGCTGTGACGCCTGTAATAGTTCCAACGCCACCACCGGCTGCTACCCAGATGGGATTGGCTGCTGCTCCTTGAGTCTCAAGAAAATATCCATTTGTACCTGGAGGTAATGCACTCCATAAAGCGCCTCCGCGATACAGGATGCTGCCTTGAGTATTTCCTATTGCACTATCTAAAAGTGCCGAAACGCCAACACCTGTAGGAGTGGCAGTAATGCCTGATATGTTACCAAAAACTTGGTTATTTGCTATCTGAGGAAGGGAATTAACAATAGCCTGAACATTAAGAGCAAGAGACCAATCGCCATTTGCAAGATCAGTAGTCCACACTCCAGAAGTATTTGAATTAGTGCATAAATAGATATTACCAGTATTATTACCATTCGCACCGTCAACAACCATATCTCCATAGTTATATAAAACACTTGTTATCCAATCTCCGCGCAATTGACCTGTTCGAGCTGAAATCTGTTGCGATTGCATCTCGAGTATATCAATAGCTTGCTCTACTACTTGTGGGCTGAAGTCGCCTTGCCCAGAAATACTCACAAGTTGCTGTAATGGAATAATTCTTTGGATCGTAAGAGTAGTGCCAGCAGCCATTGGTGGGCCGGCCAAAGGATAAGTTATAAAACCACCAATGCCCCAGAGAGATCCTGGTAATATTGGATTAAGAGCTACTGAATATTGAGAGGGCGATAGAGTTGTCTGAAGACCATTAGCATCAGTATAAATTACTTGAAAATCAGCAGGTTGATCTCCAACAAAATTAAATGTAAAATTTGTAGAGAGACCGTTCCCACCGACAGTAATTTGATTCTGAATTGTCGATATAGTGGCGTTCGCAGGAGACGCTAAAAGAAACAATGTCAAGAAAAGAGTTATTAATCTTTTCACTAAGCGCCTCTGGGGAAAGATTACTTGGCGCTCAATTTTACTTAAATACTCGCAATTAAACTACCCCCATTATTGGGGGGTTATTGCGCCCCAGATAAGAGACCTGTTGCTTTTCCGCCTTGAGATTTGAGATATACGCCTGGGACACCAGTTGGCACTCCACCTCCAGGTGTATATCCTTGCATTGTGCGACCTTGTTCTTTCTGGAGATTTCTGTTCGTTCTTTCCCACCATCCTGGTTTTGCCGCTTCATATAAATGATACCAAAGCATATAATCGAGTGTTCCCTTAAGATAAACCAAGTTAGCAAAAGGAATGTGGTTGACGCCAAAATGAGCGAGTTCCGACCAATTAAATTTTCCTTGCTTTGATTGATTAAACATTTGAACTAACTTATCAGCATCAGATACAACCGGACCTGCAAGAGAAGTAATCCCTCCTGCCATTCTATTAACTTCGCCAAATAATAAATCTCCCATAATACCCATGGCACCACTTTGTTGAGCAGATTCAAGAAGTGTTTTTGGTTGACGTGGATCTGGAGCTGGACGGCCAGATGCAAGATTACTAACTAATAACCTCATATAACCGGCAGGAATTCCGAGGGCAATTATCTTACCAATATTCCAAGCTGCTTCACCTTTAGAAAGACTCATATAAACTTCACGTTCAAGGATTTGGTTCATGGCAGCGACCGGCCACATCTTAAACTGAGTTATGAATCGCAGAGCAGCATTAGGTATAGTTCCTTTTTGTGTCCCCTGTAATAAAGTGGCACGTTCACGTACACCAGGGGTTACAACACCATGCTTTGCTGCATCGGAATAATATGAAAGAAGTTTATCAGACATTCCTTGTTTGAAGTCAGCAACAGACTTAGCCGTTTCTTCAGGAGTTGCATCTTGTTTAATATCATCCCTTTCACGCAGCATTGATTCTACTTCTGCAGAGTCAAGACTTTCTGCAGCAGCTGAAGGTGTCAAATAAGACCTGCCATTGTATTGGGGTAGGTCTTTTGTGCCTTGCATTAATTTCCATTCATCTTCTCCAATGCGATATTTCGAAAGCATTTGCGTCAAATGAGGATCTAAATCCTTCCAATCTTTATCGATGTTACGGCCAAGATTATGAGCCAACATATCTCTAATTCCAGCTTTGGTGCGATCGTAGACAAGATGAATACCAGTGGCATCCATAAATCTTCCGGCCCATGAACTTATATGCCCAGGAATAGAATCATCACCTATTTTACCATGAACATGTCTCAGTCCACCATCTGCATACGCTCCAAGATCAGCCATCAAGTTTCTATGTTCCGCATCGCCCATGCCGGAGGCAAGAGATTTGACCATATTCCCAATAGACTCAAATCTATTGATACCATGATGTGCAAGTTCTGAAGTTACTGTAGGCCATATGGAAGCCAAATGGGTGACACCGACGCCACCAAGGGTAGACATGCTTTCAACTTGCATAGTTCCAGAAACAAATTTCTCTAACCCCATATTCGCAGGAATATTTAATGTACCGTCTAAGTCACGCATTTCATTGACAACGCTACGCTTTCCACTCTGAAATTTTTTCACACCATCAACATCACTCTTATATGTTTCCTCAACTCGACGCAAAAGCATGTTCATATTAGCGCCTGGATTATTCCCAAGTTTTTCCATCAATGCTAATGACCGAGCACCACGATCAATTGAATTTGTTATGGAAGCATGAAGTGTAGGAGATGTTCCAAAATCTTGCATATGTTCATGCCATGCCTGACCATCTTTCCATTGGATAGCGCGATGAGCAGAAGCCTTTTGACTTACATTAGTAGTATTAGCGAAGTCAGGGTGAACATAACTAGATTCTGCTGTACCTATTTTTGTATAAACTCCAGTGAGAAATGAATTGAATAGATCTTTACCAAAAGCTTTTTGAGCTTGCTGCATAGTTTGTGTGCCTATAGGTGTGACACCTTGGAAAGTTTTATCATTCATGCGTGGTCTATCTTTAGCCCACCAAGCTTCGAAAGCTTCATCTGGAGTTTTGCCATCTCCAGCGGCTTGTCTCATGCGCGTTGAATCCCATTGGGTGGTTGTGACATAATTTCTGGCATCACCAATTCTGGCACCAGCATTATTCATCATGTCACGAACATTATCCAGAGCTTTGGAATATATTTTTGCTATTTCAGCAGCTGGACCTTTACCAGCATCTTTGCCATTACTTAAGTTCCACCAAGCGATAGAGACATCTTTATCCATCAAACCATTCTCAGCTACTTTTTTATAACCACCTTTGAATAGTTCATTATTAAGAACGGCAAGCCAGCCATCTCGTCTACCATGCCAGTTGCTCTCGACACTATCACGCAATAATTTATTGGAACCACGGAGAATAGAATGCAACGTCTCAAGAGCATTCTTAATGCCACCATTCTTTGCCACTTGATCCATAATACCGTCACGCTTCATAGCATCACGTAAAGAGTCTAACTTCTTGCTCCTCGCTTCAATAGCGTTTTGCTCCGCTTGTTTTAATGCACCACGTTCGGTGTTACATACTGTCATTATCCGTTCTCCGCTAGACAAGCCGCATATTCTTGCAATTTCTGCTGATACAATTCATTTGCTATTTGAGAATTCGCATGAGCTTCTTGTATCGAAGCCATTTCTTCTCCAGTCATTTTTGTTGTATCTAATTTTGCTTCAAGTTCTTTTATTGCAACATCATCTGGGTGTTGTTCTGCTGATTCATTCCCGCTTCCTGCCTCATCTTCGCGTCCTGCAGGTTCAGCGCCACTTCCGACTGATCCATTGCCTGTTTCGCCATGTCCCTCTGATCCTGAGACGTTTCCGGGTTGTTTAGAACTTGTTTTGATTGGCTCCAAACTTTTAGTAGCTTGTTCCTGTTTCCACTCATGTTCTAGCTCCTCTGGAGTTTTATTTTGTAATTCTTCTGGTTCTAATGATTCTGTTTTCCAAGAATCTATTGCAGATTGTTCGATATGAGCTTTCTGTTCTTCTGAATAACGTTTTGATACTTCATCAAAAAATTGTTGACGAGTTTTTCCTTTTGTATCAATCCCAGTTTCAGAACTTACTCTATCAATTTCTGCATTATGATTAAGTGCATCATTATGAGCCTGTAAACTATTTGTATCTAATTCAGAATGCTGATGTTCACCCCTAAGATCATTTCCGAGTTTTTCAAGTAATTGATTTGATGTTGGCCTAGCATCACCCAATTCTGGGAAATATCCAGCTTCTTTTGCTTTCATGCCAGCATCTTCAAGAGACAATCCGTCATCACGAACTAATTTCTTTTGAAAAGGTTTAGGCTTACCAGTAGCTATATCTAAATGAGCCTTATCAGCGTCCATAGCTTTTAATTCACCACCTTCAAGGCCCCCATTCTTTGTGAGGAATTCAGAAAGAGTATCTGGTCTTTGAGGAACTTTTACGTAAGGAGTTTCCTTAGAAGTTTCTGTAACAACTGGCTTAACTACTTCTGGAGCATTACGTTTGAATGTGAGAGGGATTTGCACTTTTCCTTCTGCGCCTTCTGCATTCGCTTTAACAGCATTTTTAACATTTTCACTTCCTGATCTTATTTCTTGATCTGACAATCCGACAGTATCTTTGAGATAAGACATATATTTATCATGAGCTGCACTTTTACCAGAAGAACGTTCACGAACAATATAAAGCGCACGATCAACATCATTCTTAAAAGAAAGTTCCAAGGTTTTATAACGAGGAGAAGCTTTAGATAATTCCTTGGGAAGCTTAGGAAATTCTCCAATAGGTTTTGTAGGGGATGCTCCCACTGCGAGTTTGGGAGTCGATGGCATTTCGACATTATGACTTTCTGCCATAACTTGTGCCGCCCGACTAATAACGGCATCATCAACAGGAATCCCATTCTTAGCCGCTACATCCTGTATGGTACTTTTATATCGATCGATAACTTTAGGATCTAAATTAGAAAGTGACTTCTCGACAGGCTTTTCTTCTTTGTCAGGTAATATCTCAGATTTAGCAGCCTCAAGTTGGTCTGTTGTTAAATTTGGAGCGAATCCATCTCTATAAGTCTGAGCCTGCTTTTCAGCTATATCTCCTACTGTAGAAGGATTCTGTTCTCCTGGTTTTTGAAAAATAGGATCAACGTCAACTTCTCTTCCTTCCACGAGTTGCCCAACAGCGGCCTGCATGGCAGCATGTTTAGAAGTGGCATCTGCATTGAACACAGATTGAATTTCAGAAGAAGCATCTTTTGACTTAGGCTGAAACTTCATTGCATCGTCAGGCTTCAATAAACCAGTTTCATGCAACGTTCCAAAGAATCCAGCATGAATAATAGCGTTTCCAGCTGCTGCATACATAACGTCCTTAAATGCAGACCGCAAATCATAGTCAGATGCCTGCTGTTGATCTAAACCATATTTTAAAGCTGTTAATGGCGCTTGGCTTATTGCGCCTGCTGTTGCTCCAGATACTGTCCTTGCGGCTGTACGAGAGACAACACTGCTCGTATCTAAGCCTGCACGACCAATTGCGGATAAAGCTGTTTCTTCACCTACACCAGGAATAAAATTAGAAGCAGCATTAAGCGGGTCCAACATAAACCCCACCAGGCCAACGCCAAAGTTTTGTACTGTATTATGTTGATTTGTATAACGATCAATAACCGCGTTTCTATCCATCTCATCACCCTTTTGACGAGAAATAGTCTGTGCAACATTTGCATACATTGGTTGATCAGTTATTTTAACTTGCTTACCATCAGCGCCAATAGGACCATATTGAGCATTGATTTCGTCGGCAGATAACTTCGGCGCATTTATAGCAGAAGAATAGAATGTATCTCCCGCTCTTTGTGCGGCTCTCATAATAGACGATGTTGGTCCACTATCAAATTCAGAACTTAAGAATTGATCTGTTGAGACTGGCGTGTCTTCTGCATAACCAACATTGCGAGCGCCCATTGGGGCTTCATTTTCGTCAGGAGAAGTTGAACTATTATTTATAAGACTCATGGACCTTCATCCGTGCCCCAAGTATCTATTTGATTAACAGGAGCTGGTTTATTAAATGGCACAGATATAGGTTTGCCAGACTTATCGCGAACCCATCCATCTTGCGGGTCTTTAAGCATGAGGGAATCTTCATTGGGTGAAGTCACCCATGTAGGGGAATTCTTTACCCAATCATAATAATTCTCAGGTTTCATAACTGTGCCGTGAGTAGCGTTATTATATATTGGAGGAACAGTAGCCCCATTCTTTTCGAGATTAAGAAGAAGATCATTGGCATTAGCATTAACTGCATCATAATATTGAGTTGGCACTCTTGCATTACCTGCAGTCATAAAATTATATTTCTTAGTAAAGGCGTCTGCAGCTTTTTGAGCTGCTTGAGGATCACGATTATATAGAGTCTTTGCATAAGCTAAAGATTCTATAGAATTAATGGTTCCTTGTATTTGTTCTCTCGATTGTCCACTACGCGCTAAAGATTCTTGTAACTGCGCTACAGATGGATCAGATGTAATAGAAGTTTTAATCTCAGTTTGCTTCTTAGCTCCACCTAATAATGAAGCGACATCTTTTCCTTTTGTATCTTTATCACCCATAAACTTGGCAAGCTGATAAGCATCTTGCTTTGTTTCTGGATCATCATTCAAGTGAGCAATAGCTTGATAATTAGATGGCAAGCCTCCTTGCGTAACAAGAGAATGATAAACTTCTGGCCAATGAGATCCTGTTTTTTGTTCTAAAGAACTTAATGCATCTGGAGCAGCAGAAGGATTTGATGTGATATTTGTCACCCATGAAGTTGCAATACTTGCAGGTAAAACAGCCCTACTACTTTTTGGAATGCCTAAAAGTTCTTGACGTGCATTCACGGCATCAATATATGGTCCTATTTTTGATTGATCTTTTATGCCATCGTTCAATAGGTTAGTAAGGTTCTGATCTGTTCCTGTGATAGTACCAGGCGGATCGTCACTAAGCTTTTTCATAAGTTTAGTAAGGTTCTGATCTGTTCCTGTGATAGTACCAGCCGGATCGTCACTAAGCTTTTTCATATAATTCGTTGTTGCTGTTTTTACTTTATTATAAAGTCTAGACTGGTCTGCAAAATCACTTCCTTGCATACGTCCAGTTACATCGGAAACATAAGATGAAACACTTTTGCCATTTGCATCTTGCGTATCATGAACCCACGGAGTCTTACTTCCTGCGGGGGCAACATTGCCTGGTCCAGAGAAATAGCCAACAGCTATACGAGCAGGATCTCCATTAAATTTTGTAGATAGATCATCAATAATACGACGCCCAACTGCTTCATTATCTTTTGGATTGTTGATGTCTTCTCCTGGCTTTGCATATTGAGAAAATGTACCAGGAGTTATTTGCCAGCTTCCAGTTGAAACTCCATTTGCAGGAGGATTAACGTTTCCACCAGATTCTTGCTGATGAATAGAATCAGCAATTGACATGACCGGAGTATTCTTAGGTTTAAATTCGTTTAACTTGGCTCCTATTTGACTTATGGGGGTAGTTGGTAAAGCAGCCACAAAACCAGCTACATGTTGCTGATCATGGAATTCATTAATCACATCTCGTGCTTTATCCGGTTCATTAGGATAAGCAGCTTTGATTTTATCTGGATCGGGAATGTCTGTAATTGGTTGTCCCGAAGAAGCTAATGATTTTGCATTATCAAGAGATTTCTCAACACCATATCGTGTGTTAACGACATTAGCTTTTGACATCAATTGATCTAAACGTATCATCTCAGCATTAATATAATCATCGCTATGACCAGCGTTTTTAGCCGAAGCAGCAAGAGCGTCTTTATTATAATCAATCCCACTGCTGGCATACATACGTGAAGTCTGGAGTTGATCGCCAAATTGACGCCTGAACTCTCCTCCCATTTCGCTTGAGATTTGAGATCTATGTCCAGCATCTAAATAAGGAACAGAAATTTGTTGTCCATCACGATTAACGGGAATACTTCCGTTCATTCCTTCGTCATAAAGTTGTTTTGCTAAATTAGGATTGCTCTCAATGTTTGTCTTTATAGCTGCTGAATAAGCCTCACCAATGTTGTGAGATACGAGTTTGTCAGCTGTATCAGGATCAAGCCCCAAATGATGAGCATACTGTAATGCGTCATTTTGTATCTTATCTAAATATCCTGAACGTGTTGGGTTGTTGGCATTCATGGCAAATTGATTTACATTATTAGCCATAGATGCATTTAGTGAGGCTGTTTGAGCTTGTTCTGCTTGGTCCGCTACATAAGCGCCCGAACGAAAAATAGCTCCGTTAACTTCATGAGAAAAATCATTCTTGAATAAAAGCTGTGCGCCATTTGTCGGCATGGAAGAAGCGTATTTTTCATTAATGCCTGCAGCTTTTTGTTGAAATACTTTATAAGCTGCAACTGCGTTATTGCCTTTATTTTGTTTAAATTCATTTTCAGCATCTGATAGTTCTTGTGAAGCGGAAACAACGCCGTCTCTAGCTGATGATTGATTGTAAATATCGCCAAGCTTTATGGCATATTGATTTGTCTGTTCAGCTACATTTTGTAATGTGCCACCTAATTTCTGTGTCGCTCCACCGATTTGAGCGCCAAAATCATTAGGGTTTGATTCAACATTTAAACGTGGATTTGGTATTGTGCTATCAACAGGTTCTGCCGTTGGAACACTTCCGTAAGTACCATAAACATCATTTGTACGGACTGGCATTTAATAAAGACCCCCTGTGCCTGGGCCTACAGTGCCATTGCCTGTTCCTGGATCAAGATTACCATCAATAGGACTATTCTTTTGGAGATAATTTCCATAAGCACCAGCAGCACCAGAAACACCCCCAAGGATTGATCCTGCAGCACCTATATCGCCAGCTATTGCCGCATTATTACCTTGGAATTTATCCAATTGAGATTGCGCTGTATAGCTTGCTGCTTGTGTTTGATACCCATAAGCTGTTTTTGCTGCGTTGGAACGCACAGTAAGAGCATCTAACTCTCCCAATTCTTCTGCGCTCGATCGTACATCAACAGCACTCCCGGAGTTAACATCAATGTTACCTGCTGCTTGGTTTGCTTTAATGGCTCCCACTGTAGCTCTAGTTTTCTGCTCTGATACAGCTGCTTGCTCTTCGCCAGCGTTAGCGGCTCTTGTAGCTGTTTGTTGAGCAATAGTTGCATTATTTGCAGCAATTTCTGAATTATAATTAGCTGATTTTTTTGCAGCTTGTCCTTGTTCATATTCTCCATAGCCAGTTATAGCCGCTCCAGCTACTGCTATAACCGCTGATGCAATAGCCCACGGCATTACGCTAACTCCTTGAGTCTATTCTCTTCATGAATTAATGGTTTCCCATTCGTAAGAGAAAAATAATCCGACATATTATGTATGCAATATACTTCTGTATTATCTTCCAAAGATTGAAATCTGTGCTTAGATTTAGCAGGAATCTTTATTGCGTCTGGTGCTTTAAAATCACCAATAAATTTTTCACCCTCCCACACTCTCACGGAACCTTTGGCTACCAATGAAGTATGATAATATTCATGAGAATGTTGGGCTACCATCGTGCCCTTCCGCTTCATGATCATTCCTTTGATAAATATTCCATCAGAAGTGGTCCATTCTATGTCATCAGGTAAATGAACCAGACAGTCTCCACGTTCGATTCCCATTTCGTCAATCATTGATATCTCCCAAATTTTGCTGTACGAATACAAATAATGACAGTAATTCTATCATCTTTACTTTCATTCTCTACCCAATGAATTTTACGATTATCAAATAACCATATCTCACCTGGTTTCGGCGCAAGTCTTTCTACCCCATCGTGGTCACAACAAAAATAAGCGCCTTCAGAACTTTTTAATGTCAAGTAAAATTTATCATAATATTCAACATGCCATCCGCCATCTACATGGGGGGATATACCCATACCTGGGGGAACGCGAGTAATGAGAACACCACCGAGCATTTCGCCTTCAACTTTAGCCATTAAGTCAAAAACAATTTTATGAAGAGAAGGCAATAATCTCCAAGCAGGATACCAAATTGGAACATGCTCATTACTCATGAGCTGAAAATCGTTATTACATTTTTCAAGTGAATTATATCGAACCCAAATATCTGACATCCTATCGTGAGGAGTGCCCTTATAGACTTTGCGCTGATTATTAACATCCCAGAGATTGGAATTTAATTCTATCTCCGCTAAAAGACCAGACACATCAATGCCGTCACTAATTTTCTGAAAGTTTTTCATTATGCAACTTTCTGAAACTTTCGAAACAAACCCCCTTTGGGTCCATATTGTTCAGGATTATATAAGTTAAAACCCATTATTTCCAGTATTTTAATAGACTTATGATAACTAGCATCCACGAAGTTCTCTAGGACAGGGAAAATCTTAAGTATTTCCCTTAATTCCTGACGATACAAGAGGGCAAATTGTAATGGATATTGCTCACAAATAGGGGCGGTAAGAAGCCAGGGGCACCCTACTCCTTCCCAAACACACCCTATAACACCCCATATACCAGCAACTTTTCCATCGACAGTTGCTGTTTTACAAATTACAGAATTTTCCCAAGAACGAAATAAAGCATCCCGATCAGAAATTCCGAAACATGCTAATTCTTTTCTATCTTCTGCACGTAGATTTTCTCTCAATTCAGAAAGATGTTCGGGAATAGTGTTGAGAATTTCTATCATGGAGAACTAGTATCGCCTACTGTATAGAATCCTGAGCAACTGAGAATCGTCATCGGCAGGGGGTTTTTTTGTTCAAATGCCATCTGAGCACCAACGATCCACTCGCCGGGAATTAATTGACGAGGAATATTCCCAGTAAATAAAGGAATAGCACTACCGGCATTTATAAATGCACTGCGTTCGTTAATTGGTTTCATGCCTTCCCATGGGACATCAGCATAATTTGGTTGTGTAGAAGCATCTGGCTGGTTTGATCCAACAGTAAATCCACGGCTTTTTTCAACTCGAATAGATAATCCTTGAATATTAACACGTTTAGCTTGCATAGAACCTCCTTGGTCAGGAACATCTAAATAAGGAGTCTGCAATTGAGAAATAAACGGTAAACCAACAAGAATTTGTGAATAATAAGCTGGCAGATTTATCGTTCCATCCACAACTATCTGCGAATTAACTACACTGCCATCTGCCAATATAGAGACAGTTAAACCTTCCAATTGGCTTAGGCCGGTAACAACATTCGTTGGCGTCGTAATCGTCCATTGTCCTTGTGCCGCAGGAACAGGAGTATTATTAATATCATCAGTGATAATGTCTGTAATCGGTTGGGTGATATTTGCTATTACCTGTTCTGCAGTAACATACGAAACAACAGTCGCTTTACCACCACCAATTCTTATGACATCTCCGACGTTGGCCGACGTGAAGACGCTTGCTGAAGCATTAAAGACAACATCATTGGTTATAATTGGATAGACGACAGCCCCTGATCCAGTCGGATCATTAATAATAATTTTTGTAAGACCTGGAGGATATTTTGTTCCTTGAGTAAGAGGAGTGACAGCCGTAATCACGCCGCCAACTTGGGTTACAGAAAATGTAGCCCCAGATCCAACATTGGTAGGATCAAAAGCTGTTGCTGTCGGAGCAGTATATCCAGCACCACCAAATACCAGATTAGTGTTTGATATATTTGAAGTGCCATTAGCAGATACAGGAGTTAATGTCGCGGAAGGAATATTCATTGGGAAGGACAAGCCACAATCCACACACCAAGTCTCTTCAACGTTATCCCAGATGCGATTGTTCATACGTTCAGAATAATAAACCCATTGTCCCCTGACTAATCTTTGCACTATCAAATAAACTGCATCGACATATACATTTGTCTGTCCACTTGGAGGTTCGCTAATTGAACACACACCCTGAAACAATCCATTTGTATCATGTCGAGTCCAAGCATAAACATCTTGTTCTTTCAAATAAGTGAATCCCAAAAGAATACCGTCATCTCTTACAACCCAAATTAATTTATTAGGTTCTTCCGCATAAGCCCACTGCTCAATCTGATGATTGGTGAACAATTGATTAGCTAATACTGTCTGGTCACTACTCGTGTAAATATTGACAAAGAAGTTATATTGCAAATCACGGATGATACTCCCTTTAGATTGAACAAATAAAATATCATAATTAATTGGTATTGGTTGGACATGGAAATGACAACCATTGTAAGCTTGAGGTGTCGCGTCTTGGTCGGATGGCGTAATTGCAGGACCTGGACTTCCAACTAACTGCCAAATACCTGCTCCTGTAAAGATGACTAAACCACCTGGCATTGGCACCATGAATTGAATACCATTAATTTGTTGCGCCCATGGCGTGCCAATAATGGCATCAGAATCAACCGTAGGGATAGAACTATCCATATTACTGAATGCTCCGGGTTGACTCATGAAATAAGTATCTGGATTATTTTGCGTATTCGCATACACGCGACGTTGTTGAAAATAAGCCGCTGTGCTCGGATAAGTCCCTGTCTCTGGCCCAACTACGAGAGAGGCAGTGGCGCTAGAGCCTCCTGTTATCGAAATAGTATCTGCAGGAAGATAGCCCTTACCTCCATTGACAACTATATAAGCTACAACACTCCCGCCAACAACGATTGGAACGATAACAGCGCCGCTACCTGTGCCTGTTGTTATAGTATAACCAACAGTACCTTGACTATAACCACTCCCAACTACCGTCGGAGTAACACTTGTAATGGCTCCAACAGCAAATGGGTTCTGATGAGTCGGAGGCACTGTAGTCATATCCGCAACAATATTCGTATCTACAAAAGATCCTCCATAAGATGTTCCTAAATAACCATAAAGCACCCCTACAGGAACTGGGGTTGTGTATGAAGGAGTTGCGGCATAAATGTTATAGCTTGTAGCGCCAGCAACCGCCTTCCATGTTATGGTGTTGGAGCCAGCATAAATCGCTATATCATTATTCTCTATAGCAGTTGCCGTTGATGCTATACTCTCTTCACCATCAGCCGCTACCGCAGTCACAACATAACTATACCATGTATTTACAGTCGTAGAAGATTGAGCTGAAGAAGCAACATTTGTGGGAGCTGTAATAGAGGTGCCAAATGTGTCAGCTGTTATAGTCCATGTAGTCGATCCCATTCTTAAAAGTTCATAAGAAGGATATTCAGTGCCAGTAATCTGATTGACACAACACAAGGTCATATTGTCAGCAGATTGTGCATATTTTAAAAATGGCAAGTCGATCGCTGCATATGGAGTCACTAAAGTATAGATACGAGCAAGTGTTCCTCCAGATGTGAAGGCACCATAAATAAAGGTGTTGACTACATTGCCGAATAAATCAGTAAGAGTTCCTGTTGTGGATGTAAGCGCCTGCCATATATAAGTTTGATTGTTTAGTTGTTTCGTGCCACCGACATTAGCAAAGAAAACCCAATCTCCTGTTGCAAGTGTATAAGTGCCATTATTATAAGTTATGACACCTGGATTGGCTTGCGTAATACCAGTTATAGATTGAGGCGCTTCAGTAACATAAGCACCATCAGATTTGATACGCATATATTCATCGCCAAATTCAAGCGCGTATCCTTGATTTATATTAAATTGAAATGGAATATCACGAGGAGGATTATTTGTTGCAGTTCCCCCATTATTGGGGGATCCTTGTTTGCACATGCCGATATATGCTGTTCCGGCTCTACTTGAAGCACCGCCACGATAATTTGCAAACATATTTCTATAAGTGAAAGCGCCTTGTTTCCACTTATTTAGATCAATACGTCCAAAAAGTGATGGGCTTATTTCTCCAGCTGAGAACGATGATTGGAATGAGGTAAGCATGGGTTATACACCCCATGACATTTGATCATAGCCTGGGCCAGACCAGCCTTCTCTTTGGCTATAATATCCACCCGATCGAGCCGTTATCCAGTCTGGTTGATGATCTTGTGTATTAGATCCTTCATTCGCGTCACTAGCACGAGCACTCGCTATCATTCTATCAGCGATAGCGATTTGTCCTTGCATCAAAGGTAAATGAAGAGCGAGAGCCGGGACAAGAAAAGCTGCAAGAGCAGCTACGAAGGCCGCTTCCAATTGAGAGTCCCAGAAAGCAGGGTTTGGATTGTTAACGATGAATTGCAACATGGCATTACGCTGATTTGTGAAAATCAAATTTAATGGATTGCCATTTTTGTCTATTCCCGTTCCTACTTCAAAAGGAATTTGACCAATACCAAAAAACCACGATCTTCCTTGATTGCCAGTAGGAAAAATAGGCACTCCTGTATTCTGCGGAGGACAATAAGGAATAATCGCTCTAGCTTTCAAACAATTCACTGGCTCTTGATAAGCATACAGCCAATTGCCTGGCGGCGTTGGCAATGTTGTTCCATTGGGGTTTTCTGGGGTCCCAACAGCAGCAGCCAAAAGAGATAGGGGAGGGAAATTTAAACTAGGTTGACTGCCATAGCCGGTTTGTGCCCGAAGGCAATTCCACCAGCTGGTGCGTGCAAGCTGAGTAAAAGTCGGAATAAAAAGTAGAGAACAGGCATCGCCCTGTGTGGTGTTATCGCTTGGCAATATCGACGTAACTGAAGCTTGGCTACCAATGGCAGAAAGCGCCCGGTTAGATAAACTGATTTGAGAAGAGGTTGAGACCATAGGAGTTGTTACTCCTTATAGCGTGGCCGTGGCCTTATTTTTTTGTCTTCTTCTTCGTTCTCTTCGTCTTCGCTTTCGACGCCTGCATGTGTAATTTGCAATTCTATTCTGCATTTCATGCCATCTCCAGTATCGTTCTTACTGACAGACGTGACCTTACAAAGCGCGAACAAGTGAATGAAATCTCCAGGCTCACAATCGCCATCAAGATCTAATTTATCGAGAGTTTCATTGTCGAGTGATAGACATAGACCATAAGGATATATCGACTGATCCCCAATAGAGACAGGATAAGCATTGTTATCCTTAATCATCTCTTCCCTAGTTCTAGCCATATCTTTTAGTTTAGGGAGCATTAGCTACCCCTTATGTATCGGCTGTGGAGAACGGAGTTGCCGCTGTTCCAGTTGACTTTGACATACCTTTAACAGCCCAAGTATTAGCGGCTATATCTTGAAATTCAAACCAATCACCTTGGAATCCACCCGTTGTTGTTCCATTAAGTTGAAGAGAACAATAAGATGAAGAAATAGCAGCATACCAACCAGTGCATGTTCCGGTATCTTCAGTAATGATAATGCCTTCCAGGAAATCTGCTGTGCTTGCCGCTAAAACTTTATGTGAATTGCTCGTGACGGTTGTTGTAACAAAAGCTTTTATGGTTGCGCCAGTGCCAGTGGCGGCCGGTAATGTTAAAGTAGATCCAGAAGCTGTATTTAATAAATAACTTTTACCAGCACTAGCCGTTACGGAGGCACCGGCAGCTATAGGGGCATTTGGATTCGCACTTGACAAAGCAGCAATTTGACCAGTCGTGAATGTTTCTTGTTGTCCTGAAAGCTGCCCATTCTGAGCAACACCTTGAACTAAGACAATCTCATTACCTACGGGACCAGCCATTGTTTATTCCTTCTCTTTTTCAACTTTTTCAATTTTCTTTTCGCCATCACCAGAACCTTTTGATTCTTTGGACTCTGACTTTGAGGCTTCGGCAGTACCGCCACCTAATTCTTTTTCATGTTTCTTATGAAGAGCTTTATGCTCTTCCACATGACGTTTATGCATTTCTGCCTTATCGCCATGCTTTCCACTATCATGAGTGTGATGTTCCATTTGATGAGCATGATGGAGATTCATACGCTCAACAGCATGTCTTGCTGTAGCGGAAACACCCTCTTCTTTTACGAGGCCGTCAGTATCATCATTAACTCGTTCTGATTTTTTTTCAGTTGGCGTCATCTTGCCACTTTCTTCATCACGAGCAAGTGTAGGACTGTCTTTGTAGCGGTCTTTACGTGCCATGATTTATTCCTTTAATCGCTCTTAGAGCCATACATCTTTTTTCTCATGCCCAACATAGTCGGGGCTTTATTCATGCCTTCTTTGTCAGAAACGTCTTTATCTTTTTCCATATGCTTTTTATCAGACTCAGCATTTTTCATGGCCCCTTTACTAAATTTCTTTTTTGGCTTATCAGACATCGGTTCTATCTACACCCTTGATACCTGTGTCCATTGAAGAATTAACAGCCTGACGGCCATCAACTGACAGAGGACCTGCAGTACCTGTGGTAGCAATATCAGCAGGAAGATCGAGTTGTTTAGCACGAGTAGGTCCTGTGCGCCTTTTACCAAGAATGTTTGGCTCTTCACGACCATTGAGTAGGGTGACTTTCTTACCTTCTTGTTTAGCCAACTCATAAGCATTTGAGAATGCTTCTGAAAGACTAATGTACATTTTACCTGTTGCAGCAGCAACTGCACGACCATGGCCGTCGAGTTTAAGAAGATATTTCTTCATAGCTGCTATGGCCATAGCGTTAAGAGGTTCCATTTCTTGGTTTGGTTCATCAGCCCAAGCAATAATAGATCCCTCTTCATAAAGCACATCATCGCAAAAGAATTTGCCTTCTTTAATACGATAGACAGCAACATCTTGAGGAATAATAACCGGCTGAAAGTTACGACCTGGAGGTGCGTTAAATAACTGCATAATAAACTCCTTATACGCTGACGAAGTTGCTTCCATAAAGTGTTGCATCCTTCGTTAGAGGAGGATTGAGCAACAAGTTGGAAGTGAGAATTAATGAGATACTACCAGTTACCGTATAAACAAGTCGATAAAAACGAGGAAGAGCCAAGCCAGGAGGAATTGGAGGAACCTGGAAAGTCAAAACCGCATTAACAAACAATTGAGTAGCACCAGTAAACGCAACACTTGAGAAAATTGTTACATATGTTCCAGGGGAATAAGATCCATTATCAGGAGCAGCCTGAAGAGCAACCGTAAGAGTACCGGTTACAGTCGTCGCGGTCGTGATAATCACCTGAACTTCAGGGATTGCCATTCCGTCGCCTGCACCAATATCAATTCCCATCGCTGTGTTGACGCCATTGGAACCAATCATCGCAGGAGCATTACCAGCGCCAGCTCCAGTTACATCGAAGACGTTCGTGGAGTTTGCTGTAGCGGTAACAGTCTGAGCACTTGAAAATTGTGCGCCAGAAGTAGTTTCTACGTAAGCCATTTATTTTCTCCCTTATGAAATAGTAGTTTCCGTATTTACAAGCGCATCCACTAGCCTGCAAGGCACATCGCGCCACATCAATACAGGTTCACCGGCATATTCTTTCATTCCGATAAGAACGTTCTTATCACGAATAGCTTGAATTTCTAGTGAAGTCTTTACTGTACGGTTCATGTACCAAGCTGGATTAATACCGGGCACTGGATCGCCAGGAGCATCAACTTCCATAATACCTGAAAGTCTGCGCGTTGCGGTAGGCAGTTTGTTAGCCGCAATTGCCATCAGAACATTCAGATCAGGAGGCGTTGTTCCCAAGAGACCAGCGGTTGTCGTATCAAGATTAGCGATACGAACATTGTATTGCCAGTTCTTAACAGCCAAACCAATTTTCCATTCAAAGTACGAAGTGTAACCTTCATATCCGTTACCATTCGTGTCATATAATTCACGAACATCGCCCTTATCTTCGTAAACAAGTCCAGCTTGTGAACCTTTAGGAAAGATTGCGAATGTCGTATTGTCGCCCCAACCAACGAGCCACATAGAAGCATTAGCACTGGCAGATCCACCACCACTGATAACGTTCTTCGCAGTTTGTGCGGTCGAAGTTACGAGTGAATTGTAGTAAGGCGAGAAACCAGTAAACTGCTGTGGATTGACTGCTTCGTTCGAGTAGAACATCGCAGAAGCAACCTGTTGGCTCAAACCTTCAATGTGTGACTGATCTTGAGTCCAACGGAACTTACCAACTTGACCATTCAATGTCGCTTCAGCTTTATCAACCTTGCTGTAGTCGGTCAACATACCGATGCTGAACTGGAATTGAGCAAAGAGAGGCTTACTGGAAGGAACGCCTTGGTTGTTCCCACGCCATACACCTTGTGGCAAACCAGCATTGACTGAAACTTTATGTCCAAGAGGCAAATTGCTTTCTTGGAAAATCATGTCTTTCAAGACATCGTTGCACTGAGCTAAAAGCCAAGCAATATCAGCTACTTCTCCGTCGGGGTCTATAACTCTCGCCCAATCTATAAGGTTAGGGTATACATTTGTCGAGAAGGCCATGACTTATTCTCCCTTACTGTTATGTTTATTCTGTTTTTCCATATCTCTTCTGAATTTTGCTAATAGGGGCTTGCGGTCCCTTATTAGCAGGCACTGGTCCTCCCTCTTGTCTTACGACAGAGGCATTAGCGATAAGACGAATAAGAGCTGGATGATTGCCAATTCCTGTCGTCTTAAGAAAATTTCTCAATTCAGTTTTTTGCTCTGGATTACCACCGTAGGTCTCGACAAATTGTCGGACAGACTGCGTTACGGTTTCTGCACGATTTCCACCAATTTCTGGATCTTTCTGAAATGACTCAAACCAATCTTTTTTGTCTTGGTTCCATTTATCAACATATGCTTGTCTTAAAGCATTAATTTGTTCAATATTAAAATCTATGAGTTTCTGGCCAAGAGCTTCCATGGCTGTGTGTTCAACCTTTGAAGTCGTCTCGAACTCGCCAAAGATTTTATTGAATACGGAAAGTTTTTCTGGGTCGGCTTCGACTCCTTCAGGAAACTTCCAACCATCGTAGGATGGTAATTGGACTGGTTCCGCAACTTCTGCCTTAACTTCAGTTTTAACTTCGCCTTCAGTCTTTACGTCAGCAGCCTTTACTTCAGTTTTGGCTTCAGCGGGTTTTACCTCAACTGGTTTTGGAGGCTCTTCACCAAGAACTGATGTTTCAGCAACAACAGGAGCAGCTTTCGCTTCTACGACCGGAGTAGTGACAACAGGGGTTTCAACAACGGGTGAATTTACAACAGGAGAAACATTTTGTACTACAGGAGCTTCTGGCGCAGCAACAACAGGTGCTACAGGAGCAGCTACAGCAGGAGTGGCAGGAACCACTGGTGAATTTGTAATTTGATCAGCCATAGCGTTATTTTAATTAAAATAACTTTATAAAAACATCCCCATGAATGGGGATAAAATCAAATGACTATGAAGCCTCTGGTGATAGAAATTGTTATTGCTTGCATGGTATTGACAGCATCAAGTTTGAGCCGAACATTCTTCAAATGAGAGTGAACAGTTTCAAATGAAATATCCAATAAATAGGCCACTTCTTTATAGTCTTTGCCCTTAGAAAGCAAAGTGACTATTTCTTTTTCTCTTGGTGTAAGACCGCGTTCACTCATTAGATTTTAGCCTCTTGAATCATAAGCCAGTATGTCTCTGGAGCTGCTGCCATAATGTCGGCCTGCAAATCATGGCCTATCGATTGCCTGCCAGCATTAAATGCCGTTGTGTCTGTTTGCCCGGCAATAAACGGAGTTGTGAAAACGCTGCATCGTCTTAAGTAATCATACATGAATGCCCGGCCTTGTGGTTGGGCCATAATTGCTTGAACGACTTCTAACCTTTTTTTCTCTTTACTTTTAGATTTTTTCTTAGCTGCATTGACTGATTTTTTATCTGCAGCATTATAAGTAGGTTCAATCTGCTCTTCGACAATTTCCTCTTCTTCATTCATCGACATTCACCATTTCATAACAAGATGGCATTAACAGAAGAGTTTTAATTTTGTCGAGCAACCAATTTGCCTGAGCTTCGGTCATATCTGTATCAAGAAAAACTAAATCTCCGTTTTCTCTTTGAGATAATACCATGACATTCGTTAAATTTAAGTGGAATGCGACACCGATAACATCTTTAACGGTTCTAAATTTCTGCGGAATACGTAATAATCTTGGAGAGGCATTATCATTCATTGTTTAGTCGCCATATTTTCTTTGATTCTATCTGTCAGAATTATAATTTCGCTTTCAGTCATTGGCCGTTTATTAGCGAGAGTGTTCCCATTTTCAAGCATTGCATCAAGCATCTTTGCAACAGCACTCCATGCCGCTGGAGCCTTAGCCGCGCTTCCCTTAACTGCCATGCCAACGCACTTGTCCTTCACAACAGAAAGAGTATTCCTCAAATAAATCCAATTAGGATTTCTGAAATGATGGATGAGTTGGCCTGCTGCACCTTCAGCTTGAGATATTCCCGCAACGAATTCACCCAATAAGGTGGGTATGGATCTTTTCTTATCACTGTAAGCTTCAGCAATTTCTTTTGCACGAGAAGATGCTTTCTTTAATCCCCATTGAAAAGCCTGAAGAGAATCCCTTTGATTCATATGGATTGATGCTGCGGCTGTTTTTCCTTCAATAAAACTTGGCATTAATGAGCACTCCCACCTTGACCTAATATTTGAGAAAGGGCATCAGCTCCTCCTCCAATTTGTGTTTGAGATAATGTCTGACCTGCTTGAGCACCGATATTTGCAGTTTGTGCAACATGCTGCATGGCTTGTAGTTTAGCGGTTGCCTGTGCAGCCTTCGCTTGCATATCATTAATTTGTTTATATTGGTCGGGGCTACGAAGAATTTTTTGTTGATTACCGAGAAGATCATTCATTTCTCTAACATAAGCTTCTGGATCCATAATATTTTTAATCTCAGGCCATACAGGAACCATGTTGCCGATCAACGCGGCAAGACGTTCCAGGCCACCTGTCGCCGCTGCTTTCTGGCTCAAAGCAAGCATGGAAATAAAATTTATATCTAAGGGAATGCCGCGAAGACTTTGAGGAGGAGGATCGATAAATCCCTTGCGTCTCATGATCCCAGATATGCGGCGTAATTTTTGTTTTAAAACTCCAAGCATGGATTCGATGACTGGTCCAAGCACCTGCAATTTTTCCAAGATCTTCTGCGATACTTCATATGCCGTCATACGATCGCCGGGTGCCTGTTCAAGCATTAAAAACAAATCGACAAATAAACCTGTTTTAATTCTTGCTTCTAATTGTTGAATGACTCCTGCCATTTCTTTCACTTCAGGATTAACTTCATAAATACTTCTCATGCCAGTTCCAGCAGTTAATCCAGGAACATAAGTCACATGGCCGGGAAGAATTGATGATGGTTGATTGCGAAGTTTTTCATCAGCAAGAAGTGGAGGGCGAACTTGTTTTTCTATAGCCTCGTTAAGGCGTCTTGTCATTACTTGGAGTTGCATAACATCCGGTAGTATGTCCATGCCGGGAGAACGGCCATAAGCATCATTACTCTGAACAGACCATCGAGATACAGTATGCGGTTGTTCATGGAATCCTCGCATTGAAAATGGTTTTGCTGAATTTTGACCCCATAGCCAATAAACTTCTCTCCAAGTAAAACCACCAGGGACTACGCCGACAGCATGATCTCCGCTTTTACTTTTAATTCCAAAATTAGGTTCTATTGAATGAGCAATAATGCGTTCTTGTTCAAGACTACTTCCTTTTGCTTGCCACAACTCCTGAATATCAGGTGGACAATTTTTAGCTCCAAAGAAATCTACAATCTGATTAATTGTATAAAGAAAACGACGATCGAGAGCATTATTTCTTCCTGTTGCTCCATTAGCTAAATAATACTCACCAATACAAGGATTATAACAACGAAATATATCTTCTTGATCTTCATAAATAATACTTGGGGCAGTACCAAAAATAAGAACATCTTCACATTCTTGAGCTAATGATTCATAAAAATTACTAGCCGCTAAGACTGTGTACATACGATCTTCGTATTCATCCAACCATATTCTTCCTGCTGTATCTATTTCAGTACGAGAAATAGCTGGTCCGACTTTGAACCAAGGGCGTGAAGGACTCGCCAAACCAGAAACAAGACCACCCGCGCAAATACGCGCTGCATATGTTGCCGTAGGATCAATGATTGATTTATTGATTTCACGGCCACGATTCATACTATTTGGGCTAGGGATACCACCTGAATTTTGGGTCAACCATGTAGAACGTCTTGGTAAAATAAATTCTGCTAGATCAGACCAATTTTGTGACCACCAAGATTGCCGCCAATTATACATGGCTGTTTGACGTGTTTCTAAATGACCACGCAATTCAGGCCAATCTTCATCGATTTTTTGTTTTTCTGTTTTTATAAAAGCTGGTTCATCAGCTAGTACGGATGGGCTTGCCATCTCATAGTGGACTATTGGATCTTTCTTTTTCCCTTGATCGTCTTTTAATTGTGGCTGTGCCATTAATGTTTCCTGCCAGGCTGGTGTTTAGCGAGATGATCTTTTTGTCTACCCGCTAAACGAGCTTTTTTCAAAATTCTCTGGATTCTACGTTTCTTGACATGAGTACCGTCAGCAATAATCGCAGACCGAGCTGGTTGAACTGGATCGGTCATATCTCACATCCACTTTCAATGATAACAGCCGCTTCTCTTAGCATTTTGACTATGCGTTCGACACCAATCTTATTAGTTTTACAAAATCTTACAAATTCTATTAAATCATTATCATCAACTTTTGATTTCGCACTACCATCTGGCCAAATCTCGATACTTAGAACCTTTGGTTCAGATCCCATATCCCTCATGAATTTTGGTGAAACGCTCATGGCGATTAATCACCTAATACAGATGTCGTAGTCTGAGGTGGAGTTGTTAAACCTTGTGCGCCGGTTGGATTATTTGCACTTGCACCTAAAGCTGCCCCTGCCATTGCGCGTTGGCGACCCGCCGCTGCGTTCGCCGCAACGATAGGACTAGCCATAGTAGGACTTTGAGCTGCAGGTGGTACAGGTGGGATTGCAGGTGCGCTTGGTGAACCGCCAAAGCCCATTTTTACACTCCATAGTAGTTTCCCACCAATGTTATATCAAGATGGAGTTTATTTCAAGATATTGTGTTAAAAAGCAAAAACTCATCTATTTGGCGGTTTTATACCGTTTTGCAATCTTTTCTTTGGTTGTTTGTTTCTTGGTTATTCCTGCCTTGTCATCGGCTTTAGCAAAGTCTTTACCAACTGATTGAGGTACGCCAGCCTTCTTTGCAAACTCTGGTGAGTGAGCAACGGCTTCCATAAAGTTGTGTTGTTTCTTTGAAGTTGATGGCATTTTGATCACCCCTGTAAGTTAGCTTCTTCTTTTTCAAATACCCGGCTTCCCGCCGATGGTTGCATGATAAAATAACTTTCTTTCTTGAGTATGTTATCACCATTTCTAGCTTCATCAAACTGATACATTGTGCGCTTGTCAACACATAGATAAACTTCACGGAATCCATTCATAGGATGTTGTTTGGCATAAGCGCGCAATTTCAAAATCAAATCGTTGACATTCATTTTCATCTCCTCGGATCATATTGATATTCATATTGATGTTGGGACTTCTGCTTTTCAAAACTTGCACGATGGTCCGTCTTCGCAACTGGATGTGCAAGAGTAAGCGCAAGAGCATCAGCTTTATTAGGAGAAGTAAGACCACGTTTTTTCATATCTTCTTTTTTCTCAAGCTGAATTGCATCCTTACCATTCTTGACTACATAGCCATATTCGACGCCAACAAGTTCCGAAGCTAAATCTGGATCATCAGGAATGCTTGCACCTTTCAACCAATCACGCATAGATCCCCACATCTCGGCGCGTTTGTTAGAATAAATTATAGGGCCGCTCTGAGTGTTGACTGCATAATCAGGAGAAGCACCAAATTGTATTTCAATCACTGGAAGTTTTAATTGACGCAATCGATCGACAACGCCACCGCCCACGCCACCACCATCTATGAATATGGCATCCGGTTTATGCTTCATGGCTTCTTCCATGACCCTAGCGGCAACAGTCATGGTGTCCGCGCCCATCATTGTGATCCATGGTATCTGCGTTGCATCACGACCACGGCGGGTAACAATTACAGACGGATCTGTACCGAAACGTCCAACATCGACACCCATAACAACAGGATCTTGCAAGTTGGCATAAGGTGGTCTTTTTCGCGCTTCATCAACAATATCGCCTGGAATAAACTGCATTGAACCAGCACGAGGGAATTCTCCCTTGACACGAACGCGGACGAAATCACTGTCCTCACCATAATCATCAATCCATTGTTGAATTTCTTGTTTGTTTGTGCCCTCAACATTGCGGCTATCAATTTGTCTCGTGATCCAACGATGTTTAAAACGACCAAAACATTCTCGAAATCTACCAGTGTTTCTGGTTGGGTTCCCAAAAGCAATCCATATGATTTCGGTGTTTTCATCGGTCATAGCACCTTCAGACACCTCCCATATCTTGTCACTGATTGAAGATGCTTCATCCATGATGAGCACAATGCGGCGTCCCTTATTATGCAGACCAGCAAAACTTTCCGTATTGTCCTCTGACCAAGATATTGCGTCAGCTCTCCATGTTCTTGTCCTTACGGGATCTCGCGATGCTATGGCGGTCGCTGTAACATTGAACCAATGCTCGTTGATGCTAAGGCGCATCCACTTACCAACTTCTGGCCAAGTTTTTGTACGAAGCTGAACTTCTGTATTAGCAGTCGCGACAACCTTACAATCTGTGCAAGTGGACAGTGCCCAATCGACAATCATAGAAATGCAGGATGTTTTTCCAATACCATGGCCTGACGCCACGGCAATTCTTAAAGGTTGAAAACGAGTGGCAGGATTCTTCAGATGGTCACGAATTATACCCATGGTTTCGCTTTGCCATGAACGAAGACCTGCGCTATTGCCAATAATTTCTGTATTCCAAGGATAAGCAATTTTGGCAAACATGAGGGGATCACGCCTGCATGACGCCATCAACTTAATAAGACGCTCTTCTTCAGAGTGGGTTGGCATCTTTCTTTCTTTCTGCAATCATCGCATCAGCAAAACGATAAGCATATTCTGCGTATTGGCCTTCAGTTCCCTTATAAGAATTATTATTCAAAAGCCCTATCATTGATGCTTTGGCAAACTCATCTCTTAAATAATTCTTTTCTATTTCTTCTTTAACAGCTATCTCAATAAAACTGCATATCTGGTCGATTGATGATTCGGTTCTTAATTTATCTGGTCCATATAAATCATTAATTTTTTCAGCTATATCGCGCATTACCATACCATCTTCTCCATTGTTTTGTGATGATCATTCATTTTCTGCAAACAATCCGCAGCATCAATTCTATTCGGCCTACCAACAACTTGATTTATCAATTCAACAGCATCCTCATACATCATGAATTTCTTTCTTAATTCTTCCAATTCTGTTGCGTCCATTTGCATAATACGTTTTAGTAGAAGAAGTTGATCCTGAGTCATCTTACCACCTGCCTTTGCGTTAGGTTCCAATTATCGATAGCGTGACCTATATTAACTCCTTCCTGTTTGAATTTACAATCTGGACAATAGACGATACTGATATTTCTTTTTTGATCTCTGAATAGAATAGGAAAAATTCTGTCGAATTGATGACGTCTACAATATTCGATTTTCATAATTCTAAGAACGTTTAGTAAGCGTCACTATTAAATCACGCCAAGCATTTGTATAATGGTTCATAGCAAATTGTTTCATTTCTGGATTACGTGAATTCATTGACTCGTCCCAACTTCCAGCAATAATGTGGTCAAAATCACATGTGTAAGTAGAATGCGGCGCTTGTGCATCACGCCATCCTTTATTTAAATACAACGGCCACCAACCAGACATGGGTGGAAATTTGTGAGTAGGATCGCCATAAGCACAAGCATGAGACCAATTTGGCGTTACTATTAATGCGTTAGTTTTCGGCTTCATCACACGATAAAGCTCATTAAAAAATGGAATTCGTTCTTCCCCAGTTAAATGCTCAACAAAATGCGATGATTTAATTTCATCAACCGAATTATCTTCAAACGGTAAACCGTCTCGAACATCTAAAACATATTTCTGACCAAAATCTATTTGGTCAACGCCAATCCAGCCGTCTTCTTTAGTTTTTCCACATCCTATGTCGAGTTTGAGTAGTGGTAATTCTACGGAGGGAATATAAACTTCAGTCATTTTTTGCTACCATGTTACGTCGTCGTCCAATGAATAATGTCCTACCAGCACATTACAATCGACAGCGCACCTATATCCATATTTTCTAGCGTCACCCCAGAAATAAAGATCTTGAGTAGCACATCCGTCTTTTGTTTGTGTTTTAAACCATGGTTTGCGAAGACGTGGATCTTTAAACATATCCAGTCTAAAAATATTAAATCCCATTCCAGTTCCCACACACTCAACAATTTTTCCAGGAACAGGAATTTGCGGCCTGAAATTTAATTCAGGATCGCGTGGATCGCCCCATATTTGGGGGCAACCCCCCTCGCCTTTTGTGAAATACAGTCCACCAATACAAGAAAATTCTGGGTGCTCTTCCATAGACTCCAGTAATTTAACAATACCGTCTGGTTGAGGAACGTTGTCGTGCTCTACAGTCAAAATATATTTGAATTTTGATAAATCGGGATGGTCTAAAATATTTTGTATCGCCTGACTGTATGCTTCTCCTACTTCCATTCCAACCGCGAACATTCTAAAAAATTTATTGTTGGGAGGAGCGTATAAATTCAACCAACTAGCAACAACTTTAGTTGGTATTGTTCCGCCTGCAGGGACAAGCATAATTGTATCTAATTTTTTCCAAACCGCACTTTGATCGACGCGACGGATTGTGGCGTCTAAATCAGCGTTATGTTTCCCATAATCAGGAGCGCATATCTGGGGTTTTAATTCCATATTTTTTGACCAAGAATGAAATACAACGTGTGTAACAATGTACCACAATAATTCCATACTTCAATATATTAATTCGTCTTTGCGACCATTTGGAGATAAGTTAAATAGTTACTCATATTGGATATAGATCCCATGCCAAATGTGGTTGAGGTTACGTTGCTTATATTGCCGGATCCCCATCCACGGGTTAAATTTGAAGTGACGAAAGATGCTGTGTTTCCTAATTCAGCATAACCCTGGGTAGCCGTACTGTAAGCCATAATACCTGGCGCGTTCATAGAAACTACACGAACAAGTCTGGAGTCATTTGTGCTGCCCGTTGCGGTTGCATTTTGTATTCCCAGCCAATATTCACCTTGGCTTAAAGAAACTGCCCACGGAATAAAGTTAGGACGTATGCCTGACATATTACCAGAAATGAAGGAATTCAAAAAAAATGAACTGAACGTGCCGTTTCCATTACTCGTCGAACTAAAACTTGTGGTTCCTGATGATGTATTTGCCGATGTAGTTATATTTCCGGCACTATCAATGTTGTTCAAGTAACCAAATTGCACTGTCGTGCTGATCGAAACCGTAGCACTACTAACGTTTGTGTTCCATTGCCATGCGTTTGTAATGCCAGCTGAATAACTCGTTGTGTTCGAATATACGCTAATGAGCTGAGAGCTTTGGCCAACAGTTCCGGTTGAATAACGAGAAAATAACACAGCTGTTCCGGTTGCTCCGTAGCTACCATTTGCTGTTGAACTGCCTGACGCACTGACTGACCCAGAAACGCTGTATGTTGTCTGTGATTGAGTTGTCATCTGTTGCATCATCACAAGCTGATAAGCTGAGACTGGCACAGAGACAACAAACGGTTGCATGTAAAAAGTGTTGTTTTGTAATGTTTGAGTTACAGACTGTCCTCTAGGTGTTATTTCATACGCAGAAACATAAGTAATAGCGCCTCCTCCTGCGTCGGGAGCAGAGGCTGATATAACTAGCCCATTTGTATTATGGGTAATTGACATGCTGATATTTGTCCCGCCAAATGTCGTGGCTGTATTACTGAAATACTGAGTAACTGACGGTTGTGACGCTGCGTTAACAACAATTGTATTGCTCGTTTGACTGAGTGTAATATTTGATCCAGCCATTAAACCTATGGAGCCGGATAAAGTGCTAAATGTTGCACCAGCAGTGCCACCGCCTGATGTGCTGGAGAGCATTGAGACAATGTTATATCCATCACCTCCACCACCGCCAGCGCCTCCCGATAGTGATAAAATTAATCCGTTAGTGTTAAGCGTCATTGATCCGCTTATATTTGTTCCACCAAACGTTGTACCGGTATTACTGAAATATTGCGTGACAGATGGAACCGTATAAGAAGCAGTAACTGTACTGGCGTTTGTTCCAAAACTTATGCCATTGCTGTTGGATAAAACAAATTGAGTCTGTGCTGGAAAAGACGCGCTGGCAGTAACAGTGCTGACATTTGTGCCAAAGGTAACGTTGTTAGAATTACTAAACACATACGCTGTCTGGGTAGGAACAGTATAACTTGCAATAACGGAACCATTGCTATTTGAGAATGTAAGCCCATTACTATTAGCAAAATTGAGCGTTGAAAAGTTGCTTGAGCCGCCAGATGCGCTGAAAGCAACTGGCTGAACAGTTTGAGTTGGGACTGTGTAGCTACCAATAACAGAGCCATTAGAATTACTAAAAGTAAGACCGTTGCTGTTAGCAAAATTCAATGTCGAGAATGCACTCGATCCACCGGAGGCGCTGAATGCTACGGGTTGCGTTGATTGGGTCGGAACTGTGTAAGATCCAACAATAGACCCGTTGCTAGTGTAATGACTTAATCCATTTAAATTTCCCATAGTGAGAGTACTGAAAGCAAAACTACCGTTGCTTCCGGACACTGCAACAGGTTGGACCGTTTGAGCAGGAAAACTCGCAGAAGCTGTTACGGTAGAAGCGTTTGTTCCAAACGTAACATTGTTTGAATTACTAAATACATAAGCTGTTTGCGTTGGCACAGTATACGAAGCAGAAATACCGTTCACTCCAGAACTTCCAAAGCTAATACCGTTTGCATTTTGAAACGTCACTGTTCCTGAAGTATAGGTCGTATTTGAAATCACTATTCCAGAAATTCCAGTTTGTGCCCCACCAGCGTTGGGGCCAGAGATAGTAATGCTTTGTCCATTTTGTGATAATGTAATGTTATTACCACCGGCTAATATCATCGTGCCGGAACTTATTAGTGCTAGAGCACCGGATGTGTTGCCAGATAAACTAACATCGACGCCCCCGCCTCCTCCTGGAGCCGCCACAGAAGCCGATATGATAATACCGTTCGTGTTTAATGTAATCGAACCGCTGATATTGGTTCCACCGAATGTGGTTCCAGTATTACTAAAAAATTGAGTGACTGTCGGTACCGTATAGGACGCAATGACCGATCCGTTGCTGTTACTAAATGTCAATCCGTTCGAATTTGCAAATGTCAAAGTGTTTGCTGTTGAACTGCCCCCAGAGGCACTGAATGCCATAGGCTGTTGTGATTGCGCCGGAACAGTATAACTGCCGGTAATTGTAGATCCACTTAATCCGAACGCCAGGCCATTCGAATTACTGAAAGTTAATGCCGATAGGTTGTTCGATGTTGTACCAGCGGATACATTGATGTTGCTGATAAGTCCGGCTGTGGACGGAACAGTGTAGGAGCCAGTAATGACAGAACTGTTAGACATCCCAAAAGTAAGACCATTACTGTTACTAAATACAACAGTGCCTGAAGTAGCGGTTTGGGTTCCAGCATTGATACCTCCTGGCGCTGTCGATTGTGAATACGAGGCCGATGCTGTGACAATTGATCCGTTCAGACCAAACGATACGTTGTTAGAATTTGAAAATGTTAGCGCCGATAAATTCGTCGAAGACGCCCCGGCTGAAATTTTTATATTCGAAAGGAGACCAGCCGTAGAAGGAACCGTATACGAAGCACTAATCCCATTTGCGCCAGAACTTCCAAAACTAATGCCGTTTGCGTTTTGGAATGTAACGGTTCCGCTCGTAAAGGTCGTATTCGAAACAACAAGACCACTTATGCCAGTTTGAGCGCCGCCAACGGCAGGAATTGATCCAGTGATAACTCCATTACTAAGTCCAAACGACACGTTGTTTGAATTGCTAAATGTTATTGAATTAAGTCCAGCTGATGAGGCACCAGCAGAAACAGTCAAAGATCCTCCGCCGCCAATGTTAGAGGTGGCTATGCCTCCGTCAGAAAGTAGAATGCCTCCGTCACCCATGACAATGTGACCGGAAGAAATAGTCCCGACAATAATTGCGTTCCCTTGATTATTCGGGCCGCTCATAGATAAAGTATCGTGTAAGGAGTGGAGGAGGCGTTTGCGATAAGATACAAACCGTTAATGTAATTATAGCCGTTTCCGATTTTTACTCCACCGATAGGATTGACAGAATCCAAAGTCCAGCCGCCCAATGGGGCAATACCACAACCAGTGCCGTTAATAATTGGAACAGTTACCCCATCAAAGGTAGCAGCTAGAAATCCTGAATTGCTAGGACTGTGAATAGTAAAGTACTGGACAAATTTAGTTAATCCCAAAACAAGAGCTGCCGTAGCCCCGACCGTTCCGGTAATCATAATAGGTTGGAAATTAATAATACTCATTTCCAAAACCTCAACCAACTAAAGAAACCTTTTTTCTTTTTAGGTTCTTCTTTATCGGTTTCGATCGCTACGATCGCTTTGGCTTTTACAGGTTTTGCTTTCGGATCAGGTTCTTCAAAAACTCCGTCCTTAAACACCATGCCGGTTTTTACTTTAATGTCTCCAAGCTCTATATGATTCTCATGGGCAGGCTCCCCAACATGATGCGGGCCTGATACCGTTGCAATAACTTTGTTATTATTATCCAATAAGGCAAAATTCCTTTTGTAATTTGCTTCCATGGCACCTTCCCCAAAGAGAAGCAACATATTACATAAAAGCTTTAACAAACTCAATCTTGTCAATTAGGTTATTATGGTTGCCCATAAATGGGGATAACTTACCAAGTCGCCATCAGTCACTCACAACTTCACCGCCTTCTCAGCCCTGTCAATCTTATCTCCCAATCCCACACTATCCACCAACATACTCTTCTGAACCTTATCCAATAAATCCATGCGCTCTTTAATTCTTTTCTCAAATCGTTCCTGCTTGATATCCAAATCTCTCTTCAACCCATCAATCAATTCATTCTGCGCTTTCATCGTCTTCGTCACAGCCTCAATGAACTGACCAAAATCAATTTTAATATTGCTCGCAATTCCCTTCATCACAACATTCACTTCTTCCAAAATTGCCTTGCGGTCAACTATTTCTTTGGGTGGCTGCTTGTAGCTCATGATGGTGCTCCAGGAAGTGGCATCCAATGGGTTGGTGTTTTTGTAAAAGCAGTATATTCTGTGCAATACCAATTTTCTTTATCAAAACATCCAACAAAACGATACCCAGTTTCGTTTTTACCAATAAATGATCCGCCTTCGTCTCCTGGCTGATACAACAATATTCTTGTTCCATCCTTCGGAGCTGTCTCAATTCTCTCCCATAATTCCTTTGCAGCATCCTCCTGCACAGCCTTAATCAACTCTTCAAATTCATTCCCTCTCACATTCAACACATGCTTGTTAAGAAATTGCGATGTCCATTCACTAGCGGGTTTCATTTACCAACTTCCTCAATCAATTTCTTCCCCTTCTCCGTCAACATCCCAAACATATCCCTCCTATCCTCCTCACTCCTTCTCCTCACCAACATCTTCGCTCTCCATAATCCATCAAATGCTCTCGATATAGAGGGTCTTGGAACTTTTAACTTCATCGCTATGTCTCTTAACATCATAGGATCGCCAGTGGTATATAATACCTGAAGGACCGCAAGCTGTCTTACAGTCATATTGTTGTATTTAAGGAGAGGGGTCAGATTCATTTCTTTCTCGTATCATGTTGATATCGGAATGTCAAATAAAAAAATATTTTTTGTGAAAAATAAAAAGTTCAGATTTGAATATTATTTGTGACAGTACATATAAAGGCTGCCCCCACCCGCTGTTGGGGGTTTCCCCATACGGCATGGGGGTCTAATTATGGAAGTTGTTTATTGGTTGAAGGAAGTGATGGTAGTTCTTCTGCATCACCTTCGATGATGATAAGTTTCTCAGCTTCATCAAGTCTTGAACCTAGTTGATGTGTAACTACAAGATCAGCAGTGATTGCAGGCTTGCCAAGAAGACGATCGAAAATAATCATAACAGCAGATTGACCAGTCTTTTTGCAAGACTCGCTTACAAGCTGACAAATGGATGCATCAATAGCAGCAAGTTTGTTCCATTTTTTGGGATTAAGAATTAATTCTTCAATCTCTCCAACCGTCTTTGTTTCATACCACATAGCCATTCGATCTTTAAGAGATTGGCCAGCAGCAGGGCGACCCTTTGGGTTAATTGACGGTCCACCCTTACGCATATTAGGGTTTCCAGTAGGTTTATAAGGCTTTTTTTCAATAATCTGTTGATTATCAAGCATTTAGCTAAATTATCCTTAAATGTTGATGGTCGAGACAAGGGGAAAATCTCAACAATCATGTTAATCATAAGTAATTCATTGAATAATTAATTTAATGCATTTGACGATTTTAGTCAATTTCAATCGAAAATCTTTAAATAACGAACACAAAGGCTTCCAATGTGGTTAAAACCTCCATCCATTGTTGAGACTTCTTTCTAGAAAATGGCTGAAGGAAGTAAGTGAAAGAATGTTCGTTAAATATTATCAATAAGATAACACTAATAGTTAACAAAAAAAGAGACTTATTGGTCGGGTGGTTAGGAGAGAGGTAGAAAGAATGAATTTATATATGAAATATATATATTTACTATCTAGTTTATTTCATTCTTTCTACAGACTTCTACAACAGCCACGCAATAAGTCAGATTTTCATCAAAATAAATCTAATCAGCAAGCAATAACAATGAATTATAATCTTTCAATACTTCCTTCATGTACTTTTATAGAAAGAAGTCAGGACATTAACAAACATATTATTTCTTTCAACTAATAATAAATGAATTAATTATTGACACGATGACAAATAAAGATCATTCTTTCTTTCTATTTCAAAATAATGAAAGGATTAATTATGCTAGAAAACGAATGGATCACAGATTTATATGATATCGCTGAAGCACGACAAATGCAGATCAGTGCATTTTTACCCCAACTTGGCGGTGTCTCTACCGAGATGTTGGACGTATGGCTAAATGAAGAAATGATAATCCCAATAGAACTGCTGAATTTAATAGGAGCTCTTGCCAATGAGGACAGAGCAAAATTAAGAGGCGTTGAACAAGAGATAGAGCAATCGTCACGCAGAAGAGCAAATTTTGTTCGAGCATGGATTAATCGTAAAGAAGCGATTTTTGATGAAGTTAATGAATATATAATGAACCATCCAAAGAAGCGTGATTTAAAGCCCGAAAAGCCATCCAAAGGCCCTTCTCTAGAAATCAAAGCTGGAAGAGTTTTTGAATGGTTATCGCGCAAAGAAAAGGGCGCTACTAAATCGGACCTATTACGCGCATTCCAAGGATTAAAAACCAAAGGAATTATGGAGGTTTTGGGATTGCTTATAAACGAGAACAAAATCACAGAAGAAAAACAAGAGACATTAGGCCAATTAGGTAGACCATCCATAATTTATAAGGTGATAAAAACGCAATAATATTGCTCAATATCATTTCAACAAATCATTTGACAGTACTAGTATATTATGCCACGATGCAAATCATCAAGTTAAGGCAACCCTCCAGAATAAGGAAAAGAGCCGATGAACATTAGAAATCCTCAAGCAGTATTTGCCCAAGCGATTAAGCAGGGCATACTTTCCGAAAACTCCGAAGACGACAACTATGCCGCCGATTGGATGTATATGGGCGACGATACAGACGGCAAGGCAATGTTTAAAAACATCGTAAGCCGTGGTTATGTCAAAGCCGAGGTGTCGCTATGACCCGCAATCTATTGGCTTATGCCGAGCAATGTGCTGATGAACGTTTAGCCCTGCAATTGAGCGACGATGTTCTATCTTATGCAGAATTGGAAGATGAACTTGACGAAGTGGAATTGAAATTTATCAGAGAAGGGGGAATAGATTATGAGTAACGATAAAACATATAACGGCTGGACTAACCGCGAAACTTGGCTAACAGCCTTATGGATTGATAACGATTATGGCCTGTATTCTTGCGTAACCGAGCAAGCAAGAGAATTGGCTGAAGATGCTGAATTAGAGGAAGAAGCCACAAGCGAAGACTATCTAATGACAATAACTGGAAAGCTTGGATCGTTCATAAAAGATTTAATTGAAGAAATGCAACCTGAAGTCACCGGCCTATTTGCTGATTTGATCAATGGTGCATTGGCAGAAGTTGAGTACTACGAAATAGCTTCGCATTTTATTCAAACTGAAATTGAGAATAGAAAGGCAGCATAACCATGACCTACGCACAATTTATAGATGAGTGTAGCAAGCGGACGATTTACAAAAGCGTTGCGGTAGAGAACGAGAAAATACAGGCGGCCTTACGTGCGCGGGATGACGAGGAAGTCCGGCGCTTGCTTGATACGGAGTTTTAACCATTAACAAAAGGAATACGCCATAAGGAGCTATGCATCATGTTTCATGACCTTAACACCATCGTTAAAAAATCACAAGACGAAGCCCACCTGACTAACTTAAGCGAATTCATGCGTCTGACTGATTTAGTCTTAGAAAGAAACCTAGATCAAACCGAATTGCGTTCGCTCAATAAACTCATGTGTGAATTTGTGCGGGGATCATGAAATTCCACCTTTACTTAAACAATAAATTCTATGACTCATTCCCAACCATGGAAGACTTGCAAATGTGTTTGAAGGTCATAAGACAAACTTTCATTCCAGACAGTGTGAGGATCGATTATGTATAAATCTTGCATGAAAACTATATGGGGAATCATTGTCGCATTAATTCTATGCATTGGCATTGATACGTATGATCGAACACATACACCCATTGTTATAGAACATATCAGCGCCTCTCAACAATGTACGCCCGGAACTCTGCAGATGAGAATTACCGAATTAACCGAACATCCAACGGCATTAAGAATGCCACTCAAGAAAGGTAGAAAATCATGACAGCCATAGCCAAAATCAATGTCACAACCTTCCAAGACGATAAGTTAGGGGCCTTTCGTGCGCGTGTGAAAATACAAACTCAAGACATTGCATATAGTATCGAAACGGAAGCCATGAGAAACAACCATATGAGCGCCATTCAAGACGGCATGGACGAAGCCCAACAACTGGCAGACCGTAACGAAATGTTATTCATTCCAACCCATACCAATGCGGGGGAAATCCATGATCCCACAATCTGAATTTTCATTAGGTCAACTCGTTATTGGTTCTTGGGACTGCCGAGGCAATAGCATGGGCATTGTTAAAGCCAAAGTATGGACCTCAATGAACCAATGGCGATATCAAATAGAGAAACGGAATGGTGATTTATATATGGAAAGCGAATCATTACTCCAACCCATGAGGTTCACAGGACGCAATAGAATATTTCTCATTGTTAACAACGAAGGAAAACATCATGCAAACAGGAAACGAAGTAGCAGATCATATCGAGAAACTGCAAAAGATGGTGGAACTACTTTATGAGGCTCACACAATTATTATAACAGGAAGGGGAACAATCGACCCTTACATGATATCCGAGGAAGCTTTAAGAAACTTTTTAAAACTAGGTGCAAAATGAAAGATGCTTTAACAAATCTCAGCGCCGTAACTTTAGCCCGTTACGAAGAAATGAATACCCCACCTTACCCAGGGCAAGAAGCTGTATTGAAAGCATGTGAATTGTTTTTAGCGGTAGCAGTTAGGGAAGCCGCAAGAATTCCAGATTATTTATTACTTAAACAAAATGATTGACAAGTATGGTATATGATGCCTATGGTATAATAGAAAGGAAATTATTATGACAGCAGAAGAACTAAAAAAATGGCGTAACCGAAAGAAACTAACACAACAAAGCGCAGCCGATCATTTTGGTATCAGCGTAGAAACATGGAGGAAATGGGAGCAAGGCGTTAATCCTATTTCTGGATTATTGGAAATGAATCTTAAATCTTATAAGAGGAAGAGATGAACACAATCGACATTATAAGCCTTGGAATATTAACCGCTGCGATATGTGCAATTTTACAGATAGGATAAATAATGAACCACCGTGACCGCGTAATTAGACAACATAAAGAGACTCGCGGACAACTAATTGTTGATTTTGTTTGTGTTGTCTTAGTAACGGCATTAATTTTTGCAACTTTCTGTAGTCATTTATGAACACTCAACTCGAATTACCAATGGAAGAAAAATCAGTGGATAAAAAATAAAGCATTATTTTACGGGGTGGGCCGTGATGCTGTGACTAGAGCAATATCTAAACAATCGTGGAGGACAGTATGACTTTCGACTTCAACAAGATTTCCAATTTTCATTTAGCATCTGGATCGCACGACCAGCCTAATGAAAGAGGTGATATTTGCGTAAATGAAGCGGCAATAGTCGCGGCCGGTTTTAAGTATAAGAAAGTTGAATCAGCAAGTGATTGTCCACCATGCTTTTCTCGTCCGATAGCTGCTTATGCAATTAGGTTGAATGACAGTATGCCTGATGATTTGAGGCAAGAATTGCTCATGCCGTTTGTTATGCGTCTGTCAGGAACGGCTGATACAAAAGAGAATGAGATAAAACGCGCTCAGTTCATGGCCCTAGAAAATTGTTGTCGCATCATGTCAGAAATGTGTATCGATGCTTTAAAGCTCCCTGATCTGGCTCAAGAATGCCGTGACGTTAAAACTCTCAAAGAAGCCGAAGATATTTGCAGAAATAAAGTAAGAAAAGCTGCTTATGCTGCTGCTGCTTATGCTGCTGCTGCTGCTGCTTATGCTGCTAATGCTGCTGCTGATGCTGATGCTGATGCTGCTGATGCTGCTGCTGCTTATGCTGCTGCTACTGCTGCTTATGCTGATGCTGCTTATGCTGCTGCTGCTTATGCTGCTAATGCTGCTGCTGATGCTGATGCTGCTGATGCTGATGCTGCTGATGCTGATGCTGCTAATGCTGATGCTGCTAATGCTGATGCTGCTTATGCTGCTTATGCTGCTGCTTATGCTGCTGATGCTGCTTATGCTGCTTATGCTGCTGATGCAAAAAGAAAGTACTTCACGATTGCCACACAGATATTGTATGAGGCTATCCTGATGGGAAACCATACGGAATTAGATGTTTATGAGATTGTGCCAAGGCTTGAGCAAGCTAAGAAACAGAAGGTTTCAGCGTAACACCGAATAGCGAGGTATCATTAGATGACCGATAAACTCGATGAGATGGCGAAAATTACAGCAATGAAAGTTGCCATACGCCTGGAAATTACACCTCTTTATTGGAGAAATGACAAAGAGATTGATGGGGTTATCAAACAATCCCTGCAAGCCGCTTATGATCTAGCGATTGAGAAGGCTGCTGAGATTTGTGAGGAATATCTAAAAGTAAATCATGGGCATTTATCATTAGACCCGCATACGGTTCTGAAAGAGACGGTACAAGAAATTGCTTCTGCAATAAATTTCCTCAAAACATCCACCAAGAAAGACCCATCATAACCGAGGAGAATAAGATATGAAATTTGAAATCAAATCACGCTTTACTTCTAAAGTTTTGTTTACGGCAGAGCTTGAAGCAAAATTCGAGAGCGAACCAACGAATATACAAATGGGCGCGGCTGCTATAGCCGCTTACCTCAGTGGCGCTGACCTGCGTGGCGCTGACCTCCGTGACGCTGACCTCAGTGGCGCTAACCTCAGTGACGCTGACCTGGGAGGAGTTCCTGCGATAAAGGACATCCACAAGGTCGTCTATGAAGCAGCGTCAAAGGTAAACGCCCTAAATATGGAAACTTGGCATACTTGCGAAACGACGCATTGCCGAGCTGGATGGGCTGTAACGCTTGCGGGCGAGGCCGGAAAAGCAATGGAGTTTTGTTTAGGGACAGCGGCGGCGGCGGCTTTGATATATCTCAAGAGTGACCCAAAATTAAAGAAAATGCCGGATTTTTACGCCGACAATGAAACCGCTTTGGCTGATATGAAGAATTTGGCAGAGGCGTCATGACCCAATCGAACCAGGAATTGATTGAGAAACTAAAGGCGTGTGTTGACTTCTCTCACAACATCGCCCCATCCGATTATGGGGATGAACATTTTGAAGCCCTCAAAGAACTTGCGAGGCGCGTGGTATGGCAATTGGTGGACGAGAATACCCCACAAGCAGAAGATGTTCTGGTCTGCAAAAATAATGGCTTGGGTGAAATCACAATAGCCAGTACCCCCGACGGGGTTCGGTGGCTGAAAAACCTATACGAAATTATACCGCCAACCCACTGGATGCCACTTCCTTTTGCCCCACCTAATCATGAATGTGTAGGCTCACATGGTGTTTCCAGTGCTGAATTATTCAAGGCTCTCGGAAGCAAAGATCCTGAAAAAGACGAACGCGGTTTGAACGCTGTGATACGAAGAATGGACATGAAAGTCGTGGACGCCCCACCCAATCCAGACGCTAAAAAGGAGGAATGAGGATGAGTGATTTAAAAAGCAATATCGAAAGACTACTTCGCAGAGAATGGGGTGATACATCATACTCTTATTTTGCTGCGTTGCTCGCCGGGGAGGATAGCGCGAAAAATGCATTGGAAGATATTTTGTCTTTTGAATTAGAGTTTAAAATGGATGGAAATATGTGGTGCTGTCATGCCCATGATTTTATTAATTTACAGGAAAGCAATGCAGGGTTTGGTGAAAGCAAAAGAGAAGCCGCATCGGACTATTACAGTCGATTAGATTAACCCCGCAGAAAAGGAAACCAGATGGGAAGTGAGAGCAGAAAACTACAACCACAAAAAGGAGAAATACGATGAGTAAGTTTGATGATCTAACAATAACAGAAGCAAAAGAACTAGCGGCGATGTTTAACAACATGCCAGTTAAATCTTGCAACGGAAAACATCCCATGATGGGTAAACGTTGTTTGATCCGCACCTACAGCGCTGGTGTTCATATTGGCGATATTGTCCATATCGATGGCATGGAAGTTAAGTTAGAAAATGCTCTACGCCTTTGGAAATGGGAAGGTGGAGGATTGTCGCTTAGCGCTGTTGCGAATGACGGTATTAAAAGCGGTCGTTTGAATAAAACAGGTGAAGTTTATCTCACCAATGTCATTGAGATGATCCCGACGACAAAAGAGGCGGAGAAAACCTATGCAAAGTTTGTTGAATAGAACTCACCATAACCATAATTGTTCCAGCTCCGGCT